CTCATGAACCAGGCGAAGGCCAGTATGGGCAGCATCGAGGACCCGGAAGCCAAAAAGCTCTACGAGGGCAAGTTTGAGGCGGCTGCAAAGCTGGTCCAGGATATCGACGACGAAATTACCAGGTATCGGTCCGCAGCCGAGGATTATGCCAAGACCCTGAAATACACCACGGACCAGCAGACGATATTTGTCCGCGACATGAAGCAGGACTTTGGCATCGACCTTATTACGCCGACCCACGAAGCCGCGAACCCGAATATCAGGACCGGCGATCTCAATTTCGGAGAAGGCCTGGACGGAGAGCCGGAACCGGCTCCGGCGCCGATGAACCCTGAACCGGCACCGGCACCGGGACCAGGTTCTGCTTTGCCTTCCGGCGCCCAAGAGATTAAATTACCTGACGGGACAGTAATAAAGGTCAAACCAAAAATCAAATAAAGGGCGATAATGCTCTACGAAATAACGCATCCGAGGACCGGGCAGGTCTATGAGGTAGAATTTCCCAGCGACAACCCTACACCGGAACAGTTTAAGAGCGCCCTTGAAGCGATTTCCGGTATCAGTGTTTCAAAGCAGTCGGAACAATACCTACCCAGCATTACCGAAACAGAAGAAACAACAGTTGTTCCTTACCGGGATATGCTGGATAGGATACGCGCAAATACTCCTGCCAGTATGTTGCCGCCGGAGCCACCGGCCATAGGTCCGCTACCTGACGCCGGACTCCGACTTGACGAGGCCCAGTCCACATTCCAGACCGAACCCACTGTCCGCCCGATACTAATTAAAAACGCGCCGGACATAACAGCACAACCCATTGTCCCACCGCCTGCCGAACCCGAACCTGACGCCATCACTGGAGCTGCAAAGACCCAGGCCCAGGTCCGCATGGACATAAAGAAGCAGCGCCAGCAGAAGCCGCAGCAACCGGCAAAGCCGAAAGAAGAGTTTGAAGCCAGGCCGCAGACCAAAGCCAAGCCAGAAGAACTGGGCTCCGGCGACCAGGAGTTTTTAAAAGAGGTATCGGAATATCGGCAGGCCGCGACGGAGCAGCGATTTCAGGACCTGGCCGCGAACCAACTGAAGGGCCTGGACCAGAACACCCCGGCATATCAGCAGAAGGTTAAGGAACTGGCCCGTGAAGCAATGGTATGGGCCGACGGCCTGACCCAGAGCAAGTATCTGACTGGCGGAATGACGCCGGAGCTGCTGGCCAGCGTGAAAGGACGCCTGGCAGCAGCTACAATGGGCGCCACCAAGCGCCTGGGAACTACGATTTCCCCGGTTGACGCGGTTGCCTTGACCACCCCGGACGAGATTAAGGACGACCCGGAAACATTCTACGGAATGAACTCCGGTATGATTGCGGCCAAGAACTTCACAATGGGCCTTATCGACTTTGCAGCGTCATTGCCGGCGCTCAAGGGTGCAGGAGCCCTATCCAAAGCAGGACTGACCAAGCTGGCGGCAGAAGGCAGGGCCCTGGGCGCTACCGCCCTTGTCCCGGAAGCCCTGGCCGGAGCCACCAGGACAGGCACAAAGGCCGGCGCCGCAGCGCAGCACATCATCGAAGGCACAGGCACAGGCGCCATATTCGGAGCTTCAGGGCAGGTCCTGGACCCGGAGCAGGAGTTTTCGGTTGCCGACATAGGCAAATCAGCGGTTGTATTCGGCTCCCTGGGTGCAGTAGGCGCCTTGCCCGGTATCGGCCAGAAGGCCGTCATGCAGAGTATCAGCCGGGCAGAACAGATCGCCAAGACCACCGGCCAGACCCTGACAGTAGGCGCCGTGTCCGCAGGCACAGAATACCTGGCGGCCAAGATGAAAGGCGGAGAAACACCGCCGCCTGAAGAGCTGGCGACGGCAGCTGCCAGCATCATGCTTTTCCATGCCTGGGGAGTAAGAGGCAACTTCACCACCCCTGAAGCGGCCATCAAATACCGGGCGGCAGACCAGGCCGCGAAGGCCGGGAAGATGGACGACTTCTATGCACGCGGCGCCGAAGCCATCCGGCTGGAAATGGAACGGAACCAGGCCGACATCAGCGACGTAATGAAAGGCAAGGACTGGCAGGCCATGAGCGCGGAGGAGCGCGCAGCCACAACGAAAGAGCTGGACCACCTGGACGTAAAACGCATCAACCTTGAAACCATGCTCAATTTCATGGAGAACAAGGGACAGCCTGGCAAGAAGAAGGCTGACCAGGAAGCTCCTGAAGGTCCTTTTGAACAGAAGCGAACCGAACCCACGGCGCCGGCTCCAAAGGCCGGGGCGGAGCCGACGGAACAACCACCAGCCAAAAAGCTGGAGGCTCCGCCCACCAGAGAAATGCTTACCGCCCCGACCCCTGAAGCCAAGACTCCGACAGAAACGGGCGAATACTCCGATCCAGAGAAGGACCGGCGGGAAGCCGTGATTGCGGCAGCTCCGGTCCCGGAACTCCGGGCCGACGACAAAGTAATCGACAATATTCTGGACCCGACTATCCGATATAGGAACGCGGCCAAAAGGACCGATGACGAGGAAATAAAAGGTCTTCTCACCGAAGCCGCTGACGCTTTCCACGATACCATCATCCCGGACACCTACAACGCCGGAGCCGTAAGCCGGGCCATCAAGGAAATGCAGCAACGGCAAATCCCTTTTGCCGTCGTCATGGCGGACGGGCAGAACCTGGGCGGAGTAAATAAGGTTTACGGCCACGACGGCGCCAATGAGCTGATGGCCGAAATATGGGGAGAGAACCTTTCCAAAGCAGTCAAAGACGCCAAAGGCGTCATCGAGCGCAGCAAAGGCGAAGAGTTTAAGGCCGTATTTCCCTATAAGACCGCCGAAGAAATTGAAGCCGTGATGCAGGCGGCGGCAGCAAACATCGAGGCCAAGAAAGTCGAGAAAGGCCTTACTGAAACCAAGCATCCGAAACACGCGGGTATGCCGACCGGAGCCCTGGGAATTGATTATGGGGTGTCCGAGGTAAAGCCGGGCGACGACGTTCAAGCAAAGATAAAAGAGGCCGACAAACTGGCCGACGCGATGAAAGAAAAGAAATTGCTTGAAATTGCAAACAAATTAAATTACGTTTATAGCGAGGAGAAAAACTCTTATGAGCCGAGAAAATCTCGCACGCAGGCTGGGGGTAGAAGGGCTGCCGATACCAGAGAAGTTGGCGAAATTACGGGAAGGCGAGAAGAACCCGAAGGTGCTGGCGGAACTGGCGGAGGTAGAGCGCCTTTACCTGGAAAACAAGAAGCCGGTCAACTGACCTGGCCCGAAGGCACCGAAGCCGAAGCAAAAGTCAAATTATTGCCGGAAGAGGTTGAAGAGCTGTCCGCCAATCTGGAAGCCAGGCTGGCGGACAGCGGTATTTCAGCCGAAGAAATCAGCGACATCAAGGACTCCACCATCCACCCAGTAAAAGGGGCGGAGGCGAAGCACGCCCTTTTCAGGCTGGCCGAGGCCGATGGCAGGCGCATAGACGCCCAGAACCCGAAGCAGGCAGCCACCACCTTCATCAATCAGCAGCTCAAGGAAAAGAGAGAGAAGAACCTTGTGCCCTGGGCCCAGCCGTTCAAGCAATTTGTCGCAGTAGAGCGCCAGTATCGTGGCAATCCCATGCTCTTCAATCCTTTTGGCCAGGAGGCGCGCGGCAAGGAGCTGGCCGACACCTGGAAGGCTGAATACGAAGCCTCTGTCCCGAAGGATGCAAAGGCCATCAGCCAGGCCAAGAAAGCCAGGGACGACCGCTTTACTCACCGGGCCATCGTTCAGGCGGCCCTGGACGCTGGCAAGGATGTTCCGCTGTCCGTTCTCCGGGAATACCCGGACATGACCGCGACCACGGAAGCCGGCAAGAAGAAATCCGAAGCCATTGTTGCGGAAGCGAACAGAAAGGCCAAAGAGGCCGAGCAAAGAGCCATTGCCGCCAGGACAAAGACCATCGCCGGCGTAAAAATCGAAGTCACCAGCAATCCCGGAGATTTTAGAACCATCCAAAAATCAGGCAAAAAGCAGACTGTTCAGCTTGTCACCGAGAACCCCTACGGCAAACTGCCTGACACGGAAGCGCCGGACCACCCGCAGCTCTGGGCCTACACCAATGACCAGGCGCCGGCCAAGAACGCCCCGGTTGTCGTGGTGAACCAGCGCAGTCTCATGGAAGACGGAGGATTGGACAAGCACGTTGCGATGATTGGCTGGAAGAGCCCGGAAGAGGCCCTGGAAGCATACACCAGGAACACCGCAGCCGTAATCAAAAAAGGCGGGAAGCGCGACATCAGGCTGGCCAAAGGGCACTACGTCTTCCCGGACATGGCCAGTTTTTTAACCTGGGCAAAGACAGGGCGCCGCGATCTGCCGTTGAGTGAGCGCGGATATGACCCCATTAAGAAGCCGGACTATCAGCCGCCGGAGGTTGTGACCCACTTAATCAGCCGGGAACAGCTGAACGAAGGCGGATACGAGCTGGCCGGCAATCCAAAATTCATCAGGATACGCGCGGCCCAGGTCCCGGAATATGCGGCCATGAAGAAGCTGGTCCTGGACTGGAAGACCTACCAGGGCGACCCCAACAAGCTGAATGAGGCCATTAAAGCCGCCAGGGCCATTACCTTCAGAATTGATGACCAGGCCGTCCGCAAGGCGCGCCGGGAGCTTGAGAATTACGGCATGCAGAAAATGGGCATGAGGCCTGGCCGATACATCATTTCCTACGGCGCTGATATGCACACCGGGCAAGACATCTTTGAAGCCGGAGCGAGGATTTACGAGAAAGAGCTGGCCGAGTTTAATCTCAACGACAGCGTGCTGGATTTAATGCGGTCAACAGACCCGGCCACCCTTGAACCTTACATGAGCATGAAAGCCTATTTCGGAGAGGAATGGGCGACAAAGGGCAAGGCCCGTATCAAACAATTCTTCAGAATGACCGACAATGATATCCTGGAGAAAGACGGGCGAATACTTGGCCCTAACGGCTACCGCAAGCCAGCCATCGACACAGACCTTCCTGGCGTTTTATCAGAAGCCATTACCGGAACCACGGAACGGGCTTTTGATATGGAAGAGCAGGAAACCGAATACCAGGAGCCCCAGAGCCACGGCGAGGCCATACTCACGGCAATCAATTGGTATCAAGACGGAAAGCACCGGACGAAGCCACAGCTCTGGAAATCAGTTGAGGAGCAGGCCAGGAAATCTCTGAAGGACGAGCAGGAATATATCAACTACATGACTGCTGTTCAGGAGGAACAGGGCAACCTGGCTGCCAACGAGCCCCAGGAAGCCAGGAACGCCAACGAAGACACCATGCAGGAGGCCGTATCCGAAGACCTGACGCCTGGCAAGAACGTGGACCTGGATACTCCTGAAGAAATCGACACCCAGACGCCGGCAGAGCAGAAGGAAAAGGACGCCCAAATACAGAACGAAGCAGAGACAGGCGAGAACGGACAAATACCGGAGCCGCCGCGTTCTGAATACGACGACAGCAACCTGGATTACGACCCCAACGCCGACACCGGCGAACTTCCGTTTTCCCTGGGCCGTCCCACTCCGAAGCAGCTCCTGACCAACAAGATGGTCCTGGATGAAATCAATGCCAAAGTCATCGCCAAGATGAAGATGGCAAAGCTAATGGACAAGGTAAAGTTGGTGGTGTCTGAAGACGCACCGCTGACGGCGGAGCTTCCGGTTGCGCGCGAAGGAATGATTGAGGGCTTTGTTATCCGTGGACATGGAGGCGTCGGGCACTCACTTCTCTGGATAAACGCGAACCTGGGCCCGGAGCGCCTGGAGTATGTTCTGGCGCATGAGCTAGTAGGACACCTGGGCATCGACATCGTTCTGGCCTTAAACCCTGGCATCAGGAAGCAGGTGGACGACCTTTTCCGTTCTGAATGGGAATGGGCCAAAGCCAACTACAACCAGGAATGGCGACGGATTGCGGAGAAACATGGCGCCGGCTACGAAGAAGAGAAGGAATGGAAAGAATTTCGCGCGCGATACGGAGCCTTCCCGGACTACTACCAGACCTGGAAGCAGAGAAAAGAAGGTTTCGGTGAGGCAGCCGCCTACAAATATCTCCGAAGCGAATGGGCGGCGCGCCAGCTGGAGCGCGTCTGGAAGGAGCAGATTGTTTCCGGCATCCCCGGAAGACTGCTGCATTATTTCAGACAGCTTTTGAACCAGCTTTTCGCAAAAATCAAAAACCTTATCGGGCGGAACGGAAAGCCTCTGGACCGCAAACGCTTTATCGACGAAGCCATCAAAGACATTGTTGCCGTCTTGCGGCAGCGAGGACCCAGCTGGGAAGGCACCTTTGAAATGCAGAAGGCGGCGATGGCGCGCGCGGAAATGGCCGGAACCAGGCCCACGGGCCGAGCCTTCAGCGTGGCCCCGAAAAGACTGGCTGACACCTGGAACAATGTTCCTCTCTACCACGGGGCGAAGCAATGGTATCCGCAGCTCCAGACCGGCATGGGCGACAGAGCAGGCGGAGCCCTCTATTTCCACAGAGAGCCGGCCCTGGCCGAGCAATACGGGCCCAGGATAACAACCGCAAAGGTCAACGTCAAAAACGTCTTCGACTATCACAACCCGACGCATCAGAAGCGCCTCCAGGCAGCCCTGAAGAAAGAGGCTGACTGGGAAAGCTGGTGGACCGAAGAAGCGAAGGCTGGCGACTGGGAAATACTGGAGAAGCCGTCTGTAATCGACATGATAAAGCAGCAGGGATTCGACAGCTACATCGTGAACGACCATCCTGGCGACGCCCTGGCTGTCTTCAACGACGAAAGCATTGTTGCCCAGGGCAAGTATCGGCCAGGAAAAGAAACCATGTTGTCAGCCAAACCCGGCCAGATGGATTTGTTCGCGGCACCCATACCTGAAGCTCCAAAGGCAGCTGAAGAGCTGGCCCCAGAAATGAAGCCGCCTGCTGACAAAGGCGCCTACATTCTGGCAAGCGAATACCGGCGGAAGCTCTATGCTCCATACGCCGAAGGCGCCAGTAGCCGCACGACGCCGGTTGAAATCGATGTTCCGCCAGTAGGCAGCTGGCGCATCGACGATAAGCTGAATAGTCTTTACGGCCATCCCATCGATCACTTAATGGAGGTCAAGGTGTCCGACGTTCTGGCGCCAGAGCTGGACCGGGAAGGACGCCTGGACCCCGTGAAGAGGGGCGACGACGAAAGGTATGCTCAATGGATGAAGGAGGGGAAGCAATATCCCCCGGTTGAAATCACGGAAATGGAAGACGGAAGGTTGAGCCTGGTAGATGGCCACCGACGACTCCTGGCCGTGAAGAGCCTGAAGAAGCCTACCATCCTGGCCTGGGTATCTCATGCCGTTCCCGCACCAAGCGGAGCCAAAGACGCCGTGACCGGGAAGCCGATTATGGCCGGGCTTACCTACGAGATTGCGAACAAGAAGCCCTGGTCCGAAGAGAAAGAGGCGCCGGAGTTTCTGAAGCAAAAAACACCAACCACGAAAGCGATTAAAAAACATCACGTCGCAATTTACAACGGAAAAGAAGTAGTCATTGAAAAACCTACTTCTGGCGAAGAATTTAAAAGCGCAGCCATGCGGATTAATGACAACGCGAAGGAAGGCGTAATAAGAACTCCTGGTGGAAAATACTTCCATGTTTCAAAGTCTTTCAGAATGGCCAGGCCAATAACCCAAGAAAAGGCTTTTGAAATAACAGGTGTTGCAACTTCCGAAAAAGCAGAGCCAGAAAAAAAATTGCCCTGGGACCGCCGCACCGCCCTTGCCGCGACCGACCTTTTTGGCCAGGCCGTGAACCCGGAGCGACAGGCCATCGAGCAATATAAGCGGGAGAAGGCCGAGAAAGAAGCGGCCCAGGCCCGTGGCGCCGAGGACCTTCCCCTTTTCAACGACAACGAAGCCGAGCGCGCGGCAGCAGCCCAGATGAAGCTCTTTAGCAAAGCCGAGCAGGATAAGTTTCTTGAAGAAATCGGGAAACAGCAAATCCCTGAATTGCCGGCGGACCTGGAGAACTTTGACCCGGACGCCCCGGAGCGCATCAGAGCCACAATCCAGATGCAGTTGCCTACGGCGAAGGAGGTCCTGGCGAAGCGGTCTTCTTATGTCTTCCAGGACGGCAGCTTCCTTTCCAGGGCCAACTCCACAGAGCTGGCCAACAACGGCGGCGTCCGCTGGCGCATTACCTATATGAACAGCAAGGGCCTGCCTGCCGGCCACGTTTACATCGACGAAGCCGGAGCAGAAATAGCCATTGCGCGCGACATCGCAAAGGCCAGAAAAGCCGAGGCTCCGCAAATGAGCATAGCGCCGGCAGCGCCGAAGCCGGCCCAGCAAAGGTATCTCCGGCTCTATCATGGAGGCTCCGAGAAAATTATCGGAGAAAAGCTGGTCCTGGGAGGACGGGTTGCCGGCCAGGTCACGGAAGAGAACCTGGGAAAAGGCCAGGATTACGGCGGAATATTCTTCACCCCGGAACCGCAATTCGCCAGGACTTTTGCCGGGCACGCCCCAGGCGGAGCCGGCGCCGTTCACTCATTCCTGGTGGATACCAGGAACATCTTTGACACGACGAGCCAGAAAGACATCAAGAAGCTCCAGGCTTTCGTCGGGAAGAAATACAAGAACGTGGACGGCGATGAAGAAACCTTCACCTTCCAGCACTTCGATTTTATGGCGCCAAAAGGCGAGGACGGCAAGCGGAACGTGGACTGGGCGACGATGGACCCGCAGGTCCTGGAGGCTCTGGGCTACGACGGAGCAAAGATAATCGAGAACTACGGCGAGAACGAGGCCGACCGGCTCTTTTCATACGTCCTGTTCAAAGGCGGGAAAGACAGTCCGCATTGGATGATGAAGGAAGGCGAGACAGTAGAGGCCGCGAAGAAACGCCTGGGCCTTTTTGAAGAGCCGCCCAGAGCCGGCGCCGTGGTATCTGGTCTGGAGGTCCTGGACGACATACCGAACACCAGCAGCATCAGCGCCACCTTCAACGAAGGCGAATACGAGGAGCTTCCGGGCATCCGGGAAATAGGATTAGACCAATTCAACGTGACCAAGCCCAGGGACCTTTATGTCACGAAGGACGATATTGAATGGTCCGAAGAGCTGGCGCAGCGCATAAAGGCCAGCGGACAGATAAAGCCTTTGATTGCCGTCCTGGACAATGAAGGCTACTACATTCTGGAAGGCGGCCACCGCCTTGCGGCATTGGCCGTATTAGGCAAGAAGAGCCTGCCGGCCCTGGTTATCGACGCCAGAACAGAAGAGCTGCCGGAAGGCCCGGCCATGAGCATGGCGCCTGCTACGACGCCCCCTGTCCCCGGAACCGAAGGCATGACGGCCAATGACCTTTTCGACGCCATCAACATCCTGGACAAGCAAATCCGCGAAACCGCCAAGCTCCGGTATGAGCCGAACAATACCCCGACAGTATTCCGTGGAAAGAAGACCACCATCGGGAAGATGAATGAGGCCAGGCGCCTGGAGAAACTGCAACACCTAAAGGACTACCGGGAAGCGGTTGTCGGGCAACTCCGTCGATCCGTGGAAGAGCTGAAGCGGACTAACAACATTTTCCTGTCCGGTCAGGCGCAGGCAGGTGAAATTGGCCAGGCGCAGATACCTGGTCTTCCGTATCAGGTTCAGGAAACAGGGCTTTACTCCAACCTGGAGAAAGTCGTCAGCGAAGCCAAGATGAAGGCTGCGCCGGCAGCACAATGGCGGAAATATCTGGACCCCTCCAGCGGACGCGGCACAAAAGCCGACGAGCTGAAGGAAACCGGCATCCTGAAATGGCTGGACGAACAGGCTCCAGGCCAGACCATTACCAAAGACGAGCTAATAAGCGCCATCAAACAGAAGGCCATCGAGCTGAAGCCGATATACAAGGGGCCGCTTGCCCCTGGCGGTCAGCCAAAACCAGAGCCCAGGAAGCCAACCTATGCAAAGAAGCTGGTATGGCTGGAACGCAAAACAGCAACCGGCGACACCTATTACGAAACAAAAGCGGACGATGGCTTGAGGTATCACATCAGGTCTTCAGGTCCGAATTACTGGCATCTTGAAGAGGTCAATCCAGGACCAGAAGAAAACGCCGTTATCTATACCGGGACGACGCTGGAAAATACAATGACGATGGCCCAGCGCCAAGTCATCCAGCGCGCAAAGGCTCCGACAAAGCTGGAATGGGGTGACGAAAAAGAGATAGAACTATCCATCAATTTTCCGCACGCAAGGCGTGGCGACAACATGGTCAAGGCCGTCAAGGCCAAGAAATTTGACGGAACGAATATATTGATTTACAAAGACCCGTATTACGGAAAATTTCAGACCCAGTATCTTGAAGAAGACAAAGCCTTTGACACGATGGACGCGGCAAAGGAATACGCCAACGAACAAAACTTCTATGAATTTGAAAAGTATTATCGCATCGAACCGGCAACTGGAAAATCAAAGTGGGGAAAATCAGACTACGTTTTGCGAGGCGGCCAGAACCATACTGAAATCCTGCTGACAATTCCGCAGGAGAAAATAGGACTTCGCTATCGGACCCCGGTAGGCCACGCTTACGGCGACGAAGCCGACATTAACCAGGTTCTCCGGCTCCGTGTAGGAGAATACCTGGCGCGCCGGAGCCCGGACTCTGGCCTGGGAAGTGTCCTGCATATCGACGAAGCCCAGAGCGATTGGCACGAAGCAGCAGTCCAGAAAGGTGGATATTTTGAGCCGGAGAGCGCGGCACAAAAAACCTACGCTATTCCAGATATTACTCTGCAAGCGTATAGGCCACCAACAGATCGCAGACCTTATGGTGCCTGGGCCTTTGAAAGCAACGACGGGCAGCATTTTGTTGATATAAGAGAGGGCGACGGACCAGGTGATGCTCCAGACGCTGACTTTGCCAGAGAGATGGCCGTTGAAATATTTAACGAGGAAGAAAGAAAAATGTCTGCCAGAGATAGGCAGGAGGTTTCTGGCAGGCCGGAATGGGCGCCCTGGGGAAAGAACTGGAACGACCTGGCCGCGCGCCTGGCAATCATCAAGGCCGCGACTGACGAATATCCGGCAGTCACCTGGACCACCGGAGAAACCCAGGCCGAAAGATACAAGCTCTCAAATTACGTCGAGAAGGTTGCCTACGACCCAAAGACGAAGGAGCTGGCTTTTGTTCCAAAGAACCAGGAAACCTACCAGACCATCGGAAAGATGAAGGACGAGGCGCAGATCGCTGAATACGTCGGAAAGGACGTTGCCAGGCGCCTTATCGAGCGCGAGAACGTCTATCCGAATGGGAACGCCTACGTCCTGACCGAGAACCTGAAAATCGGCGGCGAGGGCATGGCTTCCTTTTATGACCCGGAAGGGAAATCCAGTCTCAATTTCGCGCGCGCCATGCAGCGCGCAGCGAAGGCCCTGGACCCGGCTGCCGGCCAGATTGAAACCTGGGAAATCGAAGACGACCAGGGCCGGAAAACAAAGGTCTGGGCAATCCGCATTACCGAACCCATGAAGCAGGCTGCCGAGCTGGGCCTGCCCATGTTCAGTATTGAAACAAGGAAGGTCCAGGCTCTGCCGGACCAGCCGAAGACCACAACCCAGCCAGCCGGCAGCGTGCCCGACAGCCGCCTGCCGTGGACCGGCGACGCCAAGCCAAGCCCGGACTACAAGAACGTGGTAAGCGAAGGCGGAAAGCTCCTGGACATGGTTCTGGCGAAGACTTCCGAACTCATGCCGACCGAGGACATGAAGGAACGGGCCAAAGTCGAGAAGATGAAGGACATAATCAAAGCCGGAGAAATCGACTTGCCGCCCATCATTGTTGAGCGCGACGCCGATGGCCTTTATATCGTGGACGGACACCACCGCTGGGAAGCGGCCAGGCAGCTTGGCTACGACTGGGTGCCAGTCCGGGAATATCTGCCGGAAGACGGCTGGGACCTGGGCATGATTGCCCCGAGCGAAGCAGACGCCATAGAAATAGAAAACATGGCCTTGCCTCAATTCTCCGTTGCCGGAGAAGGCGAGGCCATGAAGCCGATGGTTAATTTCCACGACGACGGCAGCGTCACCATCTACTCCCCTGACAGTATTCGTCGCTCTCAATGGGCGAAGGTCAATTCCTACATGAAGCGCCTGGGATACGACTGGAGAGGCCCGGACGACGCGAAGAGAGCTATTTCCAACTTCAAGAGCGATCTGACTGGCGACCACGCAGAAGCCATCAGATACGCCCTGGGCCACGGGAAATACGAGAAGACGGACGCCGACAGGCTAACGGCGAAAGTCACCAGGTATTTCGGCACGACTTCAGACTTGAGAGAAGCCGGCTACATCAATTCCAAAGGCTCATACCTGGACTTCTCTGGTAAGAAATTCGGCGGCAGCGCCGGCCTGAGACAGATGGACCACCGGGATATCGGGCAGGCCGACGAAGAAATGCCTGGCGGAACAGCCGGCATGAGAGAGTTTATGGCTGCCGGGAATATCCGCATGGACTACAACAGCGGAACCCTGGACATGGTGACGGCTCCGAACCCGCAGCAGAGAAGGGCCCTGGAGCAATACATCAGCGGGAAGAATGGAGAAATCGTCATCGACTTATGGGAAGGCCTGGGCGACTTAAACACCAGCGGATATTATGAGCGCCCGTTGCGCGTCTTTGAATACGAATATCCTGACGGAACGCCGACATCGGTTATCATGGCCGACATCGACAATTTCTACGCCGGCAAGACCATCAAAAAATCTGACGTTCTGAAATGGCGAGAGGCCGGAGAGCAATTCAGCCTTCAGCCTGCTGACGCGGCAGACTTATGGGCGGAACTGCCTGACGTTCCTGGACAGCACGACGTAAGATATTCGCTTTCCGAGGCCGAGGCCCGGATGATGGGCAGCCAGCCAATCGGACAGGACGAACCCGAAGCCCTGGACCTTCTCTACAAGCAGAACCTTGAGAAGATGAAGGGCCTGAAGGCGAAAAAGAAGCCGGAGAAATTGCGCGCCTTGCGGCAGATTAAGCAGGAAGGAACTTTCTTGCAGAAGGCCGTGGTGCCCATCAGCGACCAGCTCCTCAATATCGCCCCGGATTTACGGGTATCTTTGCGCCGATATGTCCGGGACAAAGTGCGCTTCAGGAATGAAATGAGGATGATGGTTATTCCGTTCCTTCAAAAGAAGCGCGCCATGAATGAGCTGGACAAGGCCAGCTACGACTTGGCGGAGAAGAATGGCTGGGACAAGGAAATCGAGAGGTTCAATAAGAAATACGGCATGGAAGCCGAATACGCCATGAAGCGCGCGGCCCTGGACCGCATCTACACAGAGGCGAAGCGCGCCGGCTTTGACATGGGCTGGCAGAATGTTTATGCCCCCAGGTCCACCAGCGACCTTGAAGGCTTCATGCAGTATATCTACGGCGACGCCGATCCAGTTATCCGGGAGGCCGTCACCGAAAAAGAAAAGGCCATGCGGGAGAAGGCCGACGCCAAAATCAAGGAGCTGGAAGCAAACTATGAAAAGCGCCTGAAAGAAATCACAGAAAAGACCGGCGCCAGAATTGCGGAACTCCAGGCCAAATACATGGCCCTACTTCAGCAGGAACCGCAGGCCCAGCAGCAGATGAAGGCCGTGGACCCCGGCATCAAGGAGAAGCAGAAGAAGGCTGAAGAGGAACTGCAAGTATCCATCGCAAAAGAACGAGCTGCCTTGGACGAGCGCATCAAAGACATGAATGACGAGCTTCAGGGCCGTATTCAGGAGCAGGTAAGCAAGCAGCGACCCCTGACCAATGAAGAACGCTGGAAGCTCATTAACTCCTTAATCCGAGGATACAATGCCGCCGGCCTGAAAATTCCGAAGCCCGGATTTACAGAGGCGCGCATGGTGGAATTTATCGGCCCGGAGCTTAACATCTATTACGACCACAGCGACATCGCACTTCTCAAATACATCGACGGAATGACCGAGAGTATTGAAATGCGGAAATTTTTTGGCCAGTATGCAGTCCTGAAGGACGAGCAGCTGGACGTTCCGCAGAGCATCGGGCAGGTTCTGGACAGCTTAATAGAGAAGGGCCAGTTGACCCGCGACGCAGAGGCGCGCGCCAAGTATCTTCTCAACAGCTACTTCTCTCCAACGGCCATGACAAATTTCTGGTCCACCTTCAGAACCATTGAATACATCGAAACTCTGGGCCATATTCACAGCGCCATCACTCAGCTTCAGGACCAGGCCTTTGCCGTCGGCTTTGCCGGGCCCTGGAACTGGCTGAAGGCAATCACGTCGAAGAATAAAGTCAACGTGCTGAAAGACTTTGGAATTGAAAACCTGGCCGTCGAATTTACCGAGCCCACGAAACTGGCGAAGACGATGGAAAAAGTTTTTAAGCTGTCTGGCCTGGCATCCTTCGACCGCTTTGCGAAGAACAACCTGATTAATGCTGCCTTCTACAAATATCGGAGCATGGCCAACAGCCCGAAGCAGCGCAAGCTCCTGGTGACAGAGCTGACGGAATACGTCGGAGCCGACCTGGCGGAACAAACAGCGAATGAGTTTAAGAAGGGCGAACTCACCGACAACACCATGCTGGCCATGTTCAACGTCCTACTTGACTTCCACCCAGCTGACCCGATTGAGCTTCCGCCTTTTTATTCAACTGGCGGAAACTTGAGGACGCTTTATATGCTCCGGCAATATCCGATAAAGCAGTTAAATAATTATCGGAAACAGCTCTTCAAAATGCTGAAGCACAAGGACCCGGCTGTCCGCAAGCGCGCAGCTGGTATGCTGGCGGCCTTCATCGGAGGCGCCATCGCCCTGGGTATGACCAGCGACACCATCAAAGACTTCTTATCTGGCCGCCCGTTGCGTCTGGGACAGACCGCCGTGGACAACCTGCTGAAGCTATTTGGCTTCACCAAGTATCAGATTTATCAATTCCGACCCCAGGGCGAGAAGCTGGAACTTGCTGAAGCCTTGAGCCACATCGTTGCTCCGCCATTCCGTATTTTTGAGAGCGCAATCAAAGACGTTGCCAGGACAGTAGGCGCGGTCCAAGACGGAAAGGCCGTGAAGATTGCGGACTGGGATATTTGGCAGTCCGTCCCCCTGGCCGGAAAGCTCTATTACTGGAACATCGGCGGAGGCCTGGAAAAGACCGAGAAAACCACAGTATTCAAGGACCTGGGCGGCCCGTCGAAGGAAGGCACGATTTCGTGGACGGTTGCCAATGGACGGGCGACGCCTGGCCAGATGGCAATCTGGAACCTTTACATGGAAGAGCAGAAGGACAGCGTGCCCGGAAGCATGGACGGCATCATCATCGGGCTTCGTAAAATGAAGAACGAGTTGAATAAAGAGGCGAAGGACAACCCGGCAATGAAGAAGAAACTCCAGAAATCCCTGGACAATATCGACCATCTTATCCGTCACAAGCAGGTTGAGCTGGTGAAAAAATGGAAGGCGGTAAAATGAAAAAGCTGATTGAGATTGACACTATCAGGATATGCGATGACCCGAAATATGGAACTTTCGGGGTGATGAAGAAGGGTGCAATCCCCTTCTGCTGCACGCTGGAACTGCCGTGGAAGAACAACGCAAAGAAGATAAGCCGCATCCCCGCCGGCCAGTATCTTTGCACCAGGCACTTCAGCAACAGACTGAAGGCCTGGACTTTTCTTTTGAACAATGTTCCTTTCCGCGAAGGCGTGTTGGTTCATTGCGCGAACCTGGCCGAGCAACTGGAAGGCTGCATCGCCGTCGGCAATGGATACGACGACATTGTTCTGCCGGACGGACGGAAGGGCCCTGGCATCAGCTCCAGCAAGCAGGCTTTCTTTGAACTGCTGGCCGCGACCTTGAACCAGCAGAGCTGGTATTTAAACATCATCGACAGGATAACAAAATGAAACAGCAATTCCAGAAACACGCCCCACGCTACGGCATGGCCGCAGGCGCCGGCAGCCTGGCATCTTACCTGGCAACAACAGTCCCAGGGCTCCGGGATATGCCGGTCGAGGTAAGCGTCCCCCTGGTCCTGGCAGCCATCCATTTCGTCACCGAGCAGCTGAAGGCAAGGTTTAAGTTGCCGACCTGACGCCGGCAAACCTATTTTACCACCTGCATCCCATCATTGTCTTTAAGGGACCGGGCACCCGCCTTTCCGGTCCCTTTTCTTTTCTAAAAATAAATGAAATAAATTGTTGACAATTTATTGCAAATAAATTATTTCTTATTCTGGGAACAGACAAAGGAGTTTTAATGGACCTTTACAATGAATATTTTGGCCGCCTGAATGAAGACCTCCGGGAAGCTGAACGCATGGAAGCCGCCCGGTTATGGTGGAAGAACAGGAAGCAGCAAGAGGAGAGGCGAGAAGAAGAAGCCAGGTCCGGAAATCCGGCCCAGAAAGTATTTGACAGCATAAAGAGGCAGCTCGACGAGATTGAGGCGGACTACAAGAAATTCAACGGCGACTGGGACCAGGAAGGCCGGAGCAGTTGCTACACCTACCACGTTCTCATGGAACACATCAAAAACGCCAGGGACCTGGCTGCAAGGGGCCGGCTCATGACTGCCGGCTTCAGGATTTAACCTTTACCCCAGAGGTAAAATGATTATCGTCTGTTCATGGTGCGAGAAGAGCATGGGCGAGAAAGAGCCCTTTGAAGACAAGAACATCACGCATGGAATTTGCCAGCCATGCTACTCCAGGGCATTGTCCGGCAACCCGCAGATGGTCCCGCGCATCGGCTCCACCTACCGGGCAGAAGGCGAACAGGTGCGAACATTCAAAGTAATCTGCATCGACAGCGGCTCCGGCCTTGTTCACCTGCACAGGGAGCCCGGCGCCATCGTCGTCAGGATGGAACTGGCCAGGCTGGAGAACATGATAACCCACGGAGCTTTCAAGCTCATTAACTCTTAACTGAAGGAGGTCCTGTCAATGCCGAAAGAAGAAATCGTCACAATCACCGCGAGGGTGAAGGCCGCCACGAAGGCGCGACTTGAAGCCTACTGCAAAGGCGAAATCGACGGAGAGCGTCACATTCAGGAGGACGTGGTAGAAACCGCACTCCAGAAACACCTTAACTTCGCAGCGAAGCTGGCGAACATAGAGAAAGGGACCGCATCATGAACGTCTTTTTACCCGACTGGCCGATGGCAGATCCCCTGCTTCTGTCCGAGCGCAAGAAGCCCTACAAGCTCAAGGGCCGGACCATTCCCAGCGTCACCACCATCCTGAAGAACCTGGCCTGGAGCCAGCCTGGCCTGCTGCATTGGGCGAACAAGCTGGGCCTGGAAGGCCGGACCCTGGAAGATGGCCGGAAGCCCGAAGCCGACGCCGGCAAGATGGCCCACTACTTTGCGGATTGCTTTGCGAAGCAGCTCCGCCCCGATCTAACCAAAATCCCCACGGAAACCGAGGAGCAGCGCCAGAAGAAGACGGATTGCGAAGCGAAGGCGCAGACCGCTTTCCTGGGCTTCTACGACTGGGCCCAGCGCGAGAAGCCGAAATGGGTTGGAACGGAGCTGGAACTGATTGACGAAGCCCAGGACTTTGCCGGCACCATCGACGCCCTGGCTCTTATCCGCGATACTCTGGTCCTGGTGGACTACAAGACCAGCAAGGCCGTCTATGCCGACTACATCATCCAGGTAGCCGCCTACCGGGAGCTTTTGAGGACCCACCGCTACGACATTCACCAGGTTCTCATTCTCCAGATGAACAAGGAGGACGGCAGCTTCATGCCCCACCCCATCGTCGAAGAAAAGCTCCGGCATGGCTGGGAGGTCTTCAAGCTCCTGAAGGCCGTCCACCCCTACAAGAAGGTCCTGGACAGCTGGGCCGGGAGGGACGAATGAGCCCGGAAGAACTGGAAGGCGTGCCGGCACCCGTGAGAAAGCTGATGGAAATGCTGCAAGGCATCAGCAAAGACGACTTCACCATTAATCTGGGTATGCTGGACGAAGGCGAGGTCAAGACCTGGAACCTGCTGGACACTCTGAAGGCCGAAGCCGAGGACGCCGCCGCGAAATACGAAAGCACGCGGCGCCTGTTCTGGAGCCAGCTGGAGGCCCGGCTTCAGAAATTCGGAAAGCGTATCCGCATCGACGCCACGACTGGGATGATACTCATGCACAAGGAGGATAAATGAGTATTACCAGGGCCGAGCTGATTGACCAGGGCCTGAAGCTCCGCGATGAAATCCTGGAGCTTCAGAGGCAGAAGAGCCCGGAGCTGACGCAGCGCGTCCGGGATTACTGCCGGCATCTTTGCCACCGGAACATCGGCCTGGCCGTTTATGGGATACCCCATGTTTTTACCACCGATGACTTGAGAGATCGGTTGCCGCTTCAGGTTCTGGACAACATAGGCGACAACCGATTTTTCGGAGCCGTCGTAGGCCAGCGCGACCAATTTGTCCCGGTTGCCTGGAAAATTACACGCATGGCCGGCAATCACGGGCGCCAGATACGCCTATTCACAATCCCGGATTACCTGGACGTGGTGAGGGACTTCCAACGCAGAAACCCTGGCTGCTTTAACCCCTAAAGGAGAACCTTTAATGTCAAACGCCTTAATGACCATCCCAGAAGTCAGCTCGATGGCCGCTGCCGTGGCCAAGAGCCGCCTGTTCCCTGGCCTGGAAACCACAGAGCAGGCCTTTGCCCTGATGATGATATGCAACGCCGAAGGCCTGCACCCGATGAAGGCCCTGGCCCGGTATCACATCATCAAAGGCCGTCCGACCTGGAAGAGCAGCGCCCTTCTATCTGCCTTCAAAGAGCGCGGAGGGCACGTCTGTTTCACCGAGCGCACCGCGACGAAGGTTGAGGCCGTCTTTGAGAAGGACGGCGAGAAGCAAATCATCACCTGGACAATCGAAATGGCGAAGGCCGCCGGCCTGGCGACGAAGGATGTATGGATTTCCTACCCCCGGCAAATGTTGACCGCGCGCGTTATCTCTGAAGGTGTCGGGCTCATGGACCCCGGCATCCTGGGCGGCATGAATACCGAGGAGATTGAGCGCGACCTACCGGACAACGACGAAGGCAACACCCGCCGGCGCCGCATCCGGGCTGCCAACGAAATCGCTCCGCAGATGCAGCTAGAAGAACCCCAGGCCCAGGCGCCTTCAGCCGTCGAAGACGAGCGCCAGCAGCTCCTGGACGCAGTAATGGAGGCCATCGACTCCGCCCAGGACATCGTGACTTTGGACGAGGTTGTGAAGGGCACCCACAAAATCACTATCCTGGGCATGGAAGAGGGCCACAGGAAGATGGCCGAGGACGCCTACAAGACCAAGAAGAAGCTCCTCATGTTTGGCAGCGTGCCCGGCACGCAGGTCACAAGCGAGAGCAGCACACAGGTCATGGTATCCCACGAAACCGCCATCAGGAACGCCACGACCTTTGAAGAGCTGGACAAGGCCATCGAGGCCGTGAGGAAGACAGAGGCCCAAATGCTGCCGGAACACCTGGACCTTCTCTCCGCCATCTACAAGGAAAAGCACGCCTTCATCACTCCGTCGGCCAAGAAAGAGGAGAAGGCACCGGCTTCCGGTTGTCCTATACCCGAAACTACGGTTTCTGAACCGGCTGAAACGAAGCCTGGTATTTTCGACCCCATCGACCACAACGCCAAACTTCCCGAAGACCACGGGAAAGCCAGCCAGGAAAAGCGCCACAACGAAGAGCTTGAGAAGCAAGCCAAGGCCAAACCCCAGCCGCAGGAACCGCCCACCGCAGAGGCTCCGAAGGACCCGGCGAAGAGCAAGGAAATCCTGGAGCGCATCATCAACAGCGCCGACGGCGCCAAGAACCGGGCTATGTGCGACGCCATCATGAAGGCCCTGGACGCGGAAGCCGCCGGCATGACCCAGGCCGACTACGACATGGCCAAGCACTACATTCAGAACACCAAAGACGCGATCTCAGCCACAGTCCCCAAGTCTGAAACAAAGCCCAAGAAGCTGGAGCAGACCTGCATCCCCGGCATGGAGCCGCCGAAGAAGGAGCCCATCAAATCCTTTTACGGCGCCAACGACCAGGTGCCGGAATGGGTGAAAGTAGGCGCGGACGTTGAGGTAAGCGCCTTGCCCGGCAGCAAGCCATACTGCACCACTACCATCACGGGCCCTGCCTTCCTGGAGCCGGTCACGAAGCAGTTGTGCGTGAAGACCATCGGCGTAGCCTACCCGGTCCCAGTCGCCTGCCTGAAGTTGAAGGAGGCGGAGAAATGAGCCGCAGGAAATACGAACCAGGGCGACGCTTCAGAAGCGTAGATCAGCTGGCCAAGACGCAGGTGGTTTATTGCACCACCTGGAACCGGGCGGTATCTACTGCCTGGTTTATGTCATGGCCGTTTCGTTCAGTCTTAATCTGGACCGCAATGGGCCGAATTGTCAGGGCCATCAAAAAGGAGGGCAAATGAGCCAAATCTGGTTAAACCACGCTGAAATCGTAGGAAACCTGGGCCACGGAGCCGAACTCCGATACACCAACAACCAGACGCCGGTTATGTCTTTCGACGTGGCCACGACGAAGCCGGCTGACCCGCAGGCCAACAGGCCGGAGGAAACCACCTGGTTTAAGTGCGTTCTCTGGGGGAAGCTGGCCGAGGCCATAAAGCCCCGCATGACGAAGGGCACGAAGGTCTTTTTCTCTGGTGAAATGACCATCCGAAAGTGGAAGGACAGGGACCAGCGCGACCGGCAGACCTTTGAGCTGGTGAACTACAACCGCCACGCCCACCAGCTCATAATCATCAATCCGGGCCAGTCGAAGACTGAAGGCGCGCCTGGCCAGCAATCCAGGGAATACGACAGCAACCCGCCTGGAAGGCCTGGAGGACCGCCGGACACCCAGAACCACCACAACCAGGCGCAACCGGGCTCCGCGAGGCTGCCAGAGCCTCCTGCTGGCCCGATTGACGACGACCCGGACCTACCTTTCTAAAGCCCTGGAGCAAAGATGGCCGGCTTTTTAACCTGCATCGGCATACTGGTCATTTGTTCAGGCATCCTTTACGCCATCGGCCTGGCAGTCTGTTTGATTGTCAGGTCGATGGAAAAGGGCCTTGACTTCGACGACGACCAGGAATTATCATGAAACCGGGAATAGGCATGAGGAAAAGAAAATCAGCGCGCCCCCCCAGCGTCCAAAGGCCGGTATCTCCGGCGCCCTTTGCCTGTTCCCAAACTTCAAAGCGCGACCTGGGGGGCGCGCCTTTTATGGAGAACGAATGGCGCGCGTAAATAAAACAGGGCTCGACTACTTCCCCCACGATACCGACGCCAGCAGCGACGAAAAGCTCCGGCTCCTGGAGGCAGAATACGGGCCAACCGGATACGCCTTCTACTTCAAAACCCTGGAACGGATTTACCGGAACAACGGCGAATATATCCTGTCAGAAAGCGCCGTAATTCTATTCGCCAGGGACCTGCATATCACCAAAAAAAAGTTGGAGGAGATTGCGGCCAAAGCAGTAGAACTTGGACTCTTTTCAGATGTGAACTGGAGAACATTAAAAAAGATGAAATCGGACGCCGTTGACCGGCGAATAGACTCAATTAATCACCGCAAACAAAGAACGGCGAAATCAGACGAATTTCAGCAAGATGGTGATGAAACCACCCGCAACAATCCCGCAGTTATTCCGCAGGAGCCCCGCGAAACTCCCTCAAATGAGGGGGAAAGTAAAAGTAAAAGTAAAAGAAAAGAAAAAGAAAATGCTGCTGCAAGAGAGGCGTCACCTCCCGAAGGCATGGAAGCAAAGAGCCGGGAGCAGCAGATCGCTGAAGACGCCTACGCGGAGCAGGACGGCATCTTTGATTTTTTAAACCGGAAGCTGCATCTTTCAGTTTCACGGCTCTACCAGATTTCCCAGAACTACACGATGGAGTATATCGCGGAGAAGGCCAGGCTGACCCAGCGCCGGTTCAAGACCCTTGAGAACCCGCAGGCTTTCTTCGCGCAGGCCCTGACCCAGAACTTCCAGGATTTCCAGACCGGGAAAGACATCGCCCTGGAGGAGAAGAAGGCCGAGGCCGAGAGGTTGATGACGGAGCGCATCGCCACGGCGGAGAAGATACTGGCAGCCGGAGGGAAGATTGAGGACGCCGATTACCGGATACTACCCGAAGACCGAAAGCGTGACCTTTTCTGGGACGAGGACCATTACCTGAAGACGAAGAAATGGGTTTTCTTTGACCCCAAAGCGAGGAGCCAAGCCAATGCTTAAAACCATCGACGCCGATACCACAGTTGTCCGGTGTGACGGCGAGAACTGCACCGCAGAGCTTCAGGCCCTGGACTTCGACGACGCCAGGCTGCTGGCCAAAGAAAAGGGCTGGAAGGTTCTGAAGAGCCTGGATCGCTGGGAGCATTATTGCCCGGATTGCAGGAGGAGTTTCTGATGACCGCCCTGGACATCGAACTGGCCCTGACAAACCAATACGGGCCATTTTACTGCCGCAGGAACCTGGTTATCCCAAACATATCCTGGGGAATGAATTTCAGGCATGAGCTGGACCTGCTGGTTATAAGCCCGGCAGGATACGCAACAGAGGTTGAAATCAAAGTCAGCCTCAACGACCTACGCCGCGACGCCATCAAGAAGCATGGCCACAAGTCAGAGCGCATCAAGTATCTGTTTTTTGCAATGCCGGCCTTCCTGGCAGAGAACCAGAAGGCCCAGTCTTTTGTCCCGGCGCACGCGGGAATAATCCTGGTCCGGGAAAATGGAAAGTGCGGCTGCATCCGGGAAGCCCAAACCCAGGACACCCGGCCCTGGAGCCAGGAAGAAATGGCAAAACTCTACCGCCTGGGAGCCTTGCGTATCTGGTCCCTGAAGAAGCGGCTGAAGAGAGAGGAAGCCTGGGGGAACAAGATGAAGGACGCAGCCTTCCAGGCCGACGCAGGACGCAGGGAAGCCGTGAACCAGAAATGGGCCATTCAGGCCCTGGTGGACATCGAGAAGCAGAAGAAAGAGAAAGCTCTGGAATATCTGAAACGGATACGCCAGCAGTATTCCTTTGCTCTTTACGAAGAGGTTGTAGAGTATCTCAAAAAGGAGGGTTTATGAATAACAGGCACAAGAGGGACGACGTTCACAAGGAAATCGTAGAAGCTCTCCGCCGCGTAGGCATCAGCGTCCACGACATTTCCCAGCTCAAAGGCGGAGCCGGTGACATCATTGTCGGGCGCGGCGGCGTCACCTTCCTGTTTGAAATCAAGACCCCAGGCAGCGAGGTCCTGACCGCAGACGAAAAGAAATTCATCGGCAAATGGAACGGCCAATGGGCCATCATTACCAGCGCCCACGAAGCAATGGTCATCATGGGCGGCATCAAGAGCGAGGACTACCCGAAGACCAGAACCTGCTACAACTACCGGCCCGGAAGCCTTTGCGTATATGGCTGGAGGACAGCGTGCGACAGTTGCCCGAATAATGGGACCAGGCAAAAATTGCCTACCAAGAAGTAGGATACCCATTAAACTCCAGGAAAAAACGGGAAATCATAAAATTCAGAAACCGCACAGGAGGAATGATGGTCCGAGGATTGAACAAACCAGGTGATTTCATCGAGCATTGCGAGGCCTATCTTTTCAAGCTGGTGAACGTCGGAGCCCCGCCTTCCCAGGAGCTTGGAGTTGAAGCCCTGCCGTCCCTGCTTAACAACTACGAGAAGGCCCTGTTTTTTGACTACCTTTACCTGAAAATGAAGGAGAGGGCCCAGGCCGGCGGCGGAGGCTTTTTCCCGGTCCAGGTTTTCCTGGTGATGATAAGTAGCCTGATCTACCAGGAGCTGAAGAATGAGGCGAACCCGCAGAGCGTGAGCGCCTTTGAAGCTGCTGCCAGCAGGGCAGCGAATAAGGTCTGGAAAATGCGGACCTGGAACGAAACCGGCAGGCCGCCGGACGACGTGAACCTGCTGAATGAGGTTTGCACCGCCATCGCGGAGAGCCATGCCAGCCATCTTCCGCAGGTCCTGGCCATGCTGGAGGGCCTGGGAGCCGTCAGAAAGCCCAGGGAAGCGGCGCCGGAGCCTCCAGGAGCCCCGGAAAGCCCTGAAGCCGACATCGAGGAGGACGAAAATGTTTGACCCGTCAAAAGCCCGAAAACACCGGCACCAGGTAAGTCACCTGGAAAGGGCCATAATGAAGGCCGAGGCTGCCGACCTTGCGTGCGCGGCGTGCGCCAGTCCGCTGAAGGTTGCCCTGGGCGGCTGGACTTTTCACGGAAACGATGAATGGCGCCACGCCTGCAAACTTCCTGGCGGCCAGCGTATCCCAAATAACTACCCGGCGGTCCCGAGGAGGCTTTTTGAGACTGGCTTGCTGAAGCCTTGCGACGGCGCAGAACTTGAGAAGGAGGTTGAAGCCCTATGCCTGACATGACCGACAGACCCGACGCGCCCCTGGACATCGAGGCCGTGGCCAAGATATTCCTGAAGCTGAAAGCGAAAGCCGGCTTCAGAGTGACAGTCATCACCACCTACATCAAAGCCTTTTTCCTGGTCCTGTTCCGGCTCTTTAAGGCCCGTGTCGCTTTGATTGTGACATGGATAAGAGCCAAGAAGGGCGGCATCAAATTTGTCACGGCAAGGCAATTCCTGACGGAGTTTCCGGCCAGCAAGAGCTGTAAAAAATGCAACTACGGACAGGGCTTTATCGTCGTCATGGACCCGAAGACAAAAGAAAAGCGTATTAACATTTGCGATTGCTCTATAAAGCAATGCGTGAAATCCGGGAAGAAATACATCGTGAGGGGTATTGAATGAAGCAGGTTGAGTTTGAGTATGTTCCGGGCGACAGGGTTTACGTCATCGACCTGGACCTTTACGCGCGCGTCGTAGAGGTATCCTGTTCTGTTTTTGAGGGCAGGCTTTACAGGTGCAGGTATTTTTTTGAAGGCAAATTGCTTTCAGAATGGCTCTACGGAAATGAGTTGAGAAACACCAAAAGCAGGGACACTCTATGACGCCGAACCAAAAGCCAAACCCCCTGGCCAGAAACGCCAAGATATTCAAGGCCGCCTGGCAGAACGCCATCGAAGCCGAAATCCGGCGAGAGCTGGCGCCGATTGCCCAGAAGCACGCGGACGCCATGCACCGGGAAATGAGCCAGAAGACCCTGGAGGTTATCGGGCAAATCCAGGCCAGGCTCCTTTTCCACGAAGCCCATGACGACGACAGAGGTATCTGCACAGTCCAGCTTCTGCTGCCGAAGGAATTGACCACGAACCCGCCCGACGGAGGACTGATATGAGAATTAACAATTTCAATCCAATGGCCAACAAAGAGGCGCACCTGGTCCCGAAGCCGGAAGAGCCGAAGAACCAGGACCCTGAAATCCAGAAGGTCCTGGAAGACCTGAAGAAAGTATCGGCCAGCATCAACGAGCCCAGGCCGCCGGCGCCGGCCAACGTGGGATCGCTGCTTTCGGAGATAGACGAGGTTGTCAGGCAGATGAAGGGCCAGGGCGACCCGGTTGTAATAGACGGTAAGCGATACGTCAAAGACACCAGCTGGGAACCTATGGAAAAGCAGCAGGAGGCTCCGATGGCAGCGGAGCGTGTCACCAATGCAGAGGTTCTTATGGTAGCCGGCTTTGTTCAGGAAATGCTGGAGTTTAAGGGCTACGGGACGCCGGAACAGGGAAAGGCCTGCATCCTGGAAATGACTGTCCGGGAAGGCGAAGACCGGGCGACGCACAGGCCGAAGGGCACCCGCATTTTCCAGATATTCAAATCCAGGAACTACCAGAACTACCAGCTCACGGCTTTCAAAACCGCAGTCCCGGAAGGAATGGCCAGGACCTATGAGCTTAACGTGAAACTTGTAATGGGCAACAAGCCCGAAGGAGGACCAATGGAACCGAACAGCAACGAAGAAATCTTCACGGAACCGCCGTCGAAGGAAATTCCTACCGAGCAGCAGGTTGCGGACGGAAGCGCGCCGGACGCCGCAGAATGTCTGACAGCTGCCAGACAGCTCCAGAAATACATCGAGCAGAAGCCCTTTGAAGGCGGAGGCGACTTTTTCATGGAAGGCCTGGTCCGCCACGGAGAGCTGGAGGTCCCCAAAGACATCAGCCCTACTCTCCGGGCCTGGAGGGCGGTAAAGCGCCTTGAAATGAAGGCGGAACACCTGAAGCCATACGGCTTCAACATCCCGGACGGAATGAAGCGCGTTTACCAGCTGGAGGTTAGTCTGGTATGCGATACAGTCCCGGACGACGTAATGAGCGTCAACGACAACCAGACCGGAAACAACAGCGTTCCCCTGGGAACGGAGAAGAGGCGCGCCCTGGACGAGCAGGCGGAGGAGAAAGAAGAGGAGCAGGCCTTCAAGGCAGGCCAGGAAGCCGGACAGACGCAGCAGGAAATCCTGACATCGAGGCCGGAGGCGCCAAACGTGGAGAACCCATGATCGAGCGCCTTCTCATGGTCCGTCACGTTCCCTGGATACTCTGGACCATCATTAGGTATTCGGCGCCGCTTCTCATTGTCCTGGCCGTGGCCCTGGTGGCAGGAGTAGCCATCGGCGGCCATGCCGGGAAAAGCTACGTCGTCATCCCCAGGTCACAGGTCCCAGGCTTCACCTTTGAACAGGACGGCTTCACCTACCAGGTCCGGCCAATCAAAGCAACGCGGACGCTTTACTGGGACGGGAAGGCCGACAGCGTTTACAAGTATCTCATGGAAATCAGCGACCAAAAGAAATAGGTTGCGTTAATCGCTACAACAAGGTATATTACAGCCATGCCTTCAAGGATTAAAATCGGACTGACGCATTGGGCGGACAACGTGGGAGTGAGCGAACAGAGGGCGAGACAATGGGCCGCTGAAGGGCGGCTGCCTGAAATCGAGAAGCGCGGCAAGAATTGGTATCTTCCCTGGGATACCAAGAGGCCGAAGCCGAAGAAGGGCGGGAGGAAACGTGAGCGAGAGATTTAAGGCCAAGTATTTTCACCTGACCGACTACGGCACCACAGTTGAGCTGACCTGCCATTTCAAGTTTGAGAAGGCTTTATGGCCTCAGAAATTCGACCCAGACCTGGGCGGCGGCAAGCCAATCTGTAATGGGTGCGGTCCTTCAGGATACGGCGCCATGGTCCCTGACCGCATCCTGGGAGTTTGCGTCACGATTGCCGGCCATATTCATAATTGGTCTTACCAATTCGGAAAGGACCGGGAAGACAAGATGGTGGCCGACGAGACTTTTGGCGATAACATGGACCGGCTTATCCGTGACCATTACGAAATGCAGGTTCTGAAAATTATGGGTGGAAGCCTGGTGAAGCCACGGCTCTGGCTGGCCCGGCGGAAATTCAATGCCCAGCTCGACCTGGCGGAAGACGCTTACGAGAAAGCCGTGAAGGTGTTTGGCAAATCAGCCTTCTGGGACAAGCGCGTCATCGGCTTCACACTTGAGGACGTGGGACGATGAAGGCTTGCTCAAAATGCGGATACTTCATAAAGGGCTCCGCCGTATTCAGCGGCGAAGGCGCCATGAGCGACTGGGAGTGCAAGCCCTACGGCGCCATTTCCGGGCATGAATACAATAGAGCCCATTCATGCAAAATGTTTTTCATTCCGGTTGAGCAGAAGTTTATGACCGACGACCAGGTGATTGTCATGGCTTCAGCAGCTGCAAGCGAGATACCGCAGGGCGGGACTTTGAACGGAGAGCCGCTTAACCCGAAGAACCCTTTTCACACCACGGCCTACTACTACACCATGTTTCACCAGGCCAGGGCCGAGTATCAGGCCGTGAAGAGAGAGAACGCGCAGATGATTGCCCAGCTGGCAAAATACACCATGAACGAGAAGGCGAAGCCGGCACAGGCGCCGAAGCGCAGGCTCACCAGGAAAGACTTTATCCTGGCCGGCATCCTGCTTTTTGCTGGCATTGTCGCGGCTTTACGCGGCTGCTACGGAGGCAATTAATGTTTACATTAAAATTAAACGGAGGCAACCCTGCTATGGCTGAAATCAAAGTGACCGACAGGAAGAGCAAGCGCACCGGGAAAACAGTATATCGCATCAAGAAGCTGGGCGTTAAAAAATGCTTATGGACCGACGACCCGGAACGCATTCCTGAACTCAAATTGCAAATTGCAAAAGCTACCTGGTAATACCAGGCGAAAGAATAAACCACAAACCAAGAGGAGCCCATGAAGATTATTGAGGGCATGAAGAAGCTGAAGGACCTGACGCGCAAGGCAGTTGACCTTCAGAAGAAAATCCAGACATATTGCGCGGACTACGACACCGATAGCCCGACCTACAAGACGGCGGAGGACCAGCGCGCGCAGATCGCTTCCTGGCTCCAGGCCCACCAGGACCTGACCAGGGAAATCGAAAAGCTCCGCATCGCCATCACCTTCACCAATGTCACGGTCAAGGTGCCCGTCGAAATGGAGGACGGCTCCAATCCCAGCAAGACCATCCAGGGCTGGATACTCCGGCGCCGAGAGCTGGCGGCAATGGACCGGGCTGCCTGGGAAGGCCTGACCAATCGCGGCCTGAAAGACCAGGCCTACCGGCCCGACGCGAAATCCGAGCAGGTCATAGTGTCACACGTCCGGCGCTACTACGACCAGGCCGCGCGCGACGCGAAAGTCATGCTCTACATGGCGGAGCCGGCGCGCATCGACGCCACCCTGGAGGTTGTGAACGCCACGACCGACCTGGTTTTCCCGGAAAAGTAATCGAATAACAAGTTTCGTATGCAGGGAGATAAAAACTGAAAAGGAAGACGCAGCCAAGCGATAACTGGCAACATGAGCTGTTAGCCCAGTTGGTTAGGGCATCGGTTTTTCTAACCGAAGGTCATGGGTTCAAATCCCATACGGCACACCAAACGGCCCAAGTCAGGGCTGGCCTGGAGCCCGGCAGGGTTCCGCCACAGCAAGGCTCAAGGTTGCAAGACCGCAAGGTTGTAAGGTTGCAAACAGGTAAGACCGTAAGGCTGAAAGCCCGAAAGTTGCAACATAAGGCCGCGAGGCCGAATATCCTGGGAAGTGTTGTGTTCCCCTTACAGACCACCCCAGGCTTCCCCTTCAGGACGAAACTTTTAAATCATCGCGCCGTGTGCCGGCATTACGGGACGCGGTTTACAAGGAGAACCTATGCGGATACTCAAGGTAAAACTGAAGGATGGCACGCTCACCATCGAATACGCCCTGCCTAATGGCCAGATTGTCGGCCTGAAGGAAGACCGCTGGGACGAGTTTTCTGTCACCTACAAGAAGGCCAATCCGAAGCCGGAGCTTCCGGTTGCCCTGGCTTCCCTGGCAGAAGACTGCCTGGAATTGTGTGAGCTGAAGAAGAGTTTTCAGAAACACGTCGTCACAGTCAGCGGCGTATCCTTCAGCTACGGCGGCGACAAAGAAGTTATGGGCGCTACCATCACCTTCCAGGTTAAGCTGGCCACGGCGAACTGTCCGCTTTGCCTGAATACCCCCCACAAGGCCAGCGACAGCTACAACGACGACGATCCGCTGCCGGAACAATGCCTGAAATCCCATACAGTCAGGAAGCTGGAGGAGTTGCTGGTCCAGACCAGGGCCTATATTATGGGGGAGCGCGGACAGCTTGAGCTGGGCATCGACAAGGCGGTAGAGGGGGAAGACAAAACAGTAGTCAGGGTTGTAATGGACCTGGAGCCGGTTAAGTGAAATCAGTAGAGCGCATAACCATTGCCCTGCTGGCCGGAACAGTTGCCGATAATGCCCTGGAGTTTACGAAGGTCACGTCCCTGGTGGACAGCAGCGTCAAGAAGGTGTTTCTGAATAGTCTCATTAAATCCGTGAATGACCTGAAAGATAAGGTCCTTTCGACCACCGACATCACCGAAGGCGAAACCGGGCGCATGATTTTAAACGAACACTTGCTGGGGTGAACCATTTTCCAGGAAGAAATACACGTCGGACCACCAAAGGAAAAATATTACGTCGATGATTACGTCCTGACGCCAGGATACCTGGAGCCAGTACCCCCGGACGTTGCCAGGACCAAGCCTACAGCTGCACCTACGAAGCCTGAAAGCCAGGCGCCTATGAAGCGCACCGAAAGGTTGAGGATGCAGGCGGTCCTGAAAACTGTGAAGAAAGAGGCCCTGAAGCCCAGCGTATTTGAGCAGCTGGAGCGCGGCGCCTGCTGTTATCTGGTCCGTGGAACTAAAAACGGAGCCGACGCAGTTTGCATCACCAATCCGCACAAGGTTCTATGCGGAGATTGCGGAGCCGTATTGAGGGCCTTCCCTATGCTGGGCAGCAAGAGCCTTAACCTGGAATGTCCTGATTGCAGCGGCTCTTATACGGCCATAGCAACGAGCCCTACAATTGCAGAGGCCAAAGGCTATAAGGTTCACAATAACGAATAGAGTTGACAGAAACAGTTTATAACACTATATTACAGGTATGTCGCAAACAGAATATGGCGCGTTATTGGTTGCAGCAAGGAAAACAGGCGTAAGCCTAATTCAATATCTCGACAATAGAAATAGCGGATTAAAATGGTGTAGCGCGTGCAAGGAATGGCACAAGAAAGAATTGTTTACAAAAGACAAGTCAAGATACGATGGGCTGTCTTCTGTGTGCGCATTGTTCAGGAAGAAATTATATCAAGAGTCATATGTTCGTAAAATAAGAAAGTCTAAGAAAGGGTGCAGATATTCAGTTCCGAGAGGTGGCGACAAAAAACAGGCAAGGCATAGGATTAATCACCTTGTTGAAATAGGTATTATTGCAAATCCAAACAGCGTGTCTTGTGTTGATTGCGGACATAGAGGCAAAGATAAAAGGCACGAATATCATCATGATAGCTATACTATAAAAAACCAAGAAATTGTTGTTTGCTTGTGTTCAGAATGTCACCATAAAAGACATGGCAAATAAATGAATAAAACTCGTATAGAATACTGTGATTTTACCTGGAACCCGGTTGTCGGCTGTAAGAACGGCTGCAAATATTGTTATGCCAAGAAAATCCATGACAGGTTTTTCAAGGACGATTTCAGCCATGTTAAGTTTTATCCCAAGCGCCTTCTGGAGCCGGCCAAACTGAAGAAGCCTTCCGTGATATTTGTCGGAAGCATGAGCGACATATTCTTCTGGGAGCCGGCATGGACGGCAGCCATCCTGGACGTTGCAGATAGGTGCCGGCAGCACACGTTTCTTTTCCTGACCAAGAACGCCCAGGCATATCATGGCCTTTTCATGCCAAAGAACTGCTGGGCCGGCCTGACGCTGGAGAAGCTGGTGACATACGATGAGGGCGCCAGGCTCATGGACCTGAAAGAAGCTGGAGCCAGTAAACGCTTCATCAGCCTGGAACCGCTGCTGGGCTGCTTTGAGGAGCCGCTGCCGTCATACGTTGACCGGGTTATTGTCGGATCCATGACCGGGCCCGGAGCCACGAAGCCGGAGCTGGAATGGATACGCAGCGTCGAAGAGAACGTGCCGGAAGGAAAGCTCTTCTGGAAGAATAATATTCAGGAGTATCGAGGAAACCCGTGGCCAAGAAAAAAGTAGAAGCCCCGGCTTTCGTTGCCGGCAAGTTTCCGATTGCTCCTGGGATTAACTGCCGAGGTTGCGGCGGACCCATGCGGACCAACGGGAAGATTGCCTGGTGCGCGAAAGCCCCAGGCGACTGCAAAGAGAAGAACAGGCCAGTAGTATATCACGCATGATTGCGTGATACAAATAGTTAGGTGCAATGTTTTTTGGCGCAAGACAGTAGCGCGGCTTACAGCCTCGAAAGGAAAATACAATGGAATACAGAATCTTAAAGCCAGGCGAAAAAATACTCCCAGGCGATGAATGGGAGTTGATAGATAAAAATGGTGGTGATAAATCAGAGTGGGTCGGAACGGACTTTGCCGGAAGGGTGGTTCAAAAGGATTGTGATTTTAGGTATCGAAGAGAAATAAATACAAAATGAAAAACTATCCAAAGGGTTGCAATAATTATTCTCTGTATCACGAATATAAAAGTGATATGAAGATTCATACCCACAACCCTTTAAATTTTGTTTCTTATCTTCAATGGCTGGAAATAGAATTGCAAGATTTAAGGAACATTGTTTTAATACAAAAGGCAGCGCCAAAAAACACAGCACCTAACAACCTAAAGGGCGGTTCGGGTTTTACAAACCCTCTCCCAAATGGCGGGAATATTTGATTATGGTGCCCGCCACTTCGCCCTTCAGTGTCCGTTGTGCAAAATAAACCATGCCGCAAGGCATAAAACAAACGCTGGATAAACCCGCTGAAAGGACAAGATGGCAAACATGGGATACTGTCGGTTTGAAAATACTTTTCTTGATTTACAAGATTGTTTTGAGCACATGGATGATAAATTATCCGAAAGTGAAGACGAATACAAAAACAAAATTATCAATCTCGCACACGAAATTGATATTAATTTTGGCAACCCCGACCCGAAAGATTAAAGGCAGCGGCATGGTTTACTTCGCACAACAAGTGGTTACAAGGTTCAGCGCGTTTCCGCGCTTCACGGCAAATTTGCGGAGCAAACTTCTTGTAACTACAGGACGTTGTAAGCAATTTAGCGCGAAAGACAAAAAATGAAGACCACCGCCGCAAAGACAAAAAGACCGGATACGGGAGACATGGAAACAGCACTTGCCAGCTATTTTGATTGGCGCGTTCACATGATTGTTCCCAATGTTTCCTACGGGCTTCAACTTCACGAATGCGACTTACTTGTTGTGACGAAATGCGGTTATGCGACAGAAATTGAAATAAAAATCAGCCGCGCCGACCTTAAAAAGGATTCCAGTAAATGGCACGGACACAAAAGTAAAAAGATAAAGCGCCTGTTTTTCGCCATTCCCGAACACTTGGCCCATTGTCATGAGTTTATTCCAGCCCACGCTGGCATACTCCACGTTTACTCAAATGCTCCGGGGTATGGCTGGCGGGTTAAACACGTTCGAGATGCAGTCGAAAACGAAGAACATCGCAAACTCACAGACGAAGAAAGAATGCACCTTGGCTATCTGGCAACAACGCGTATATGGACTATGCGGAATACCATTACGGGGCTTACGAACGACATTAAATACTTAATAACTGCGGCGGAAGAAAAAGACATCGCGCTAAACAGGTTACAACAAGCCGCAGTCGTAAAGCCCGAGGGCGGGCCTTCCGGCGAACCTGCCGGAGATAAATAAATATGGACTGTCCGTCAGGTGCGGCAATCCGTTGTGCGCGATTAAAACCGCGTCCAACAATTCAAGAGGAGAACCATGATAATCGCCATCGACTTCGACGGGACCATCACCGACGCGCAGTTTTCTGACTTCCCGAAGATAGGGACACTTCGACCTGACGCTTTTGTCTGCATCAATTATCTCCGGGACGTGCTGGGCTGCAAAATCATTATCTGGACCTGCCGGTCCCTGAAGCCCGACCTGGACGCCATGAAGGCTTTTCTCAATGAGGCCGGCATTAAATACGACGCCGTGAACGTGAACCACTTTGTTCCATTTGTTCAGACGCCGAAGATTTATGCCGACATCTACATCGACGACCGGCAGGCCGGCGGACTGCCGGAGAGCTGGATTGATATTCTGAAGCTCATTAAGCCGCAACTGGAAAAAGGCCTGGGCAAGAAACATCATCTACGGGAGGCACAATGATATTTGATAAACTTGGCCTTCAGGTCCGAAAAGTAGGAAGCCTTGCCGATCTCTACCAGGAGGTTGACCGGGCCCTGTCCAATGCCAAGAACATGAAAGAACAGGCCCTGGTCCTGGGCCTGAAAAAGCTATTCAATCCGACGAAGCACTTTGATATTTGCTTCATAAAGAACAGCGCCGAAGCCTTCAATATTCATATTCCAAGCGACAGGCTCTACATCTATTCAAGCCTGCATTGCATGGACTGGAGCGACATGGACGAAGGCTTCAGGGCCAATATTATGGCGATGGTCATGGATGATTTCAGGAGCGTTTTGCAGGCTGCCTGACCGGCTTATTTGCAATCTTCACCTTCTGAAAGTATCTTTATGGTGTGAAAGCCGAAGGTGAAGGCTATGGGAAAAAGAAAAACTCCATCTACTCTTACCGACGCCGAAGATATATTCTGTCACGAATATATCAAGGACCTTAACGCCTGCCAGGCCGCAATCCGGGCCGGATACAAGAAATCCCCAAACAGCAACAGCATCGCATCCAGCCTTATGGAGCGCCCTCTGGTGCGCGCCAGAATAGACGGACTGATTGAAGAGCGAAAGCAGAAATGTAAATTCGACGCCCAGCGCGTCCTGGACGAGATTGCAGCCGTCGCCTTTGCCGACATCAACACCTACGTCGGAATAGAAACAGAACAGCGCACGCGGACGACGAAGGGGAAGAACGGGCGAGGCCCAGAAACCACCGAAACCTACGACGTGGAGGTAGTGAGGCTCCGGCCCTGGCATGAACTGGATACCAGGGCCATCGGCTCCGTGAAAGAAACAGCTGAAGGCATCGCCTTCAAAATGAATGACAAAATAAAGGCTCTGGAGCTGCTGGGCGACCACCTTAATCTTTTCAAGAAAGGCGAACAGGCCGACGTGATGGCTCTGCTTATGGAGAGATTTAAGATGGACGCCACCAGCGGAAAGCCGAAAGCGCCGGATGCAGCCCCAGCAAGACCTGGCAAGAATTAAGGCCGACTGGCTTTATGAGTTAATGACGAGATACCGGAATAGGCCGGTCCAATTTGCCGAAGATTTTTATACCAAGTTTCATCCGAAAATCAAGTCTCTCGACAGTAATCAAAAAGAATTAATCGAGTCAATATTTTTCAACAAAGCCACGTCAGCCAGGTCCGGGACTGGAACCGGAAAGACCAGCGCCCTGGTCCTGGCGTCATCCTGTTATTTAATCACCAGGCCATTGTCATTGATTGTAGTGACTGGCCCAAAATTTGAACAGATAAAAGACACCTTCTGGAAAGAGTTTCAAAGGTGGCAGCTTTATTCGCCCCTGGGCAGGCTCTTCCATGTAGGAGCTGACAGCATCAGGCCGTTTTTTGCGCGCGACGCCGAAGGATATGATATGTGGGCCATCATCGCCAGAACCTGCAAAGAGCCGCAGGGACTGGCAGGCCTTCACGCAGAGGAAAGCCTTTTTATATGTGATGAAGCCAGCGCCATCGACGACCTGATTTACGAAGTCATTGAAGGAAACCTAACGAAGCCCGGAAACAAAATCGTTTTAACTGGGCAGCCGAACCAGACGCGCGGATACTACTTTGACAGCCACCATAAAGACAAGGACCAATGGAGTAAACTGCACTTCGACAGCGAGAAGAGCCCGATTGCAGACGCGGCCTATTGCGTCCGCATGAAGAAGAAATACGGCGAAAACTCCGACGTTTACCTGGTCCGAGTAAAAGGGGAATTTCCTTCAGGCAACCCGATGGCCATTATGCAATACGCCGACGTGATGGCAGCAGTTCACCGGGAAGGCGTAAAGGCGGTAGGCCCTTTTGAAATTGGTGTTGACGTTGCCAGGTATGGCGACGACATGACTGTAATTGCAGTCCGCCAGGGGAACAAGCTCTATGAGCTGGAAAAGTTTTCAAAACTTGATACTGTTCAGGTGGCCGCGCGCGTCCTGGTGGCCGTAGAAAAATACCGAGACATCACCGGCTACACGGGCCCGGTCAAGGTGAAGGTGGACGACACGGGTGTCGGCGGAGGTGTCACGGATATTCTGAAGAGGAACCGCACGCATAAAATCCAGGTGCTGCCAATAAATTTCGGCGCCAGCCCGAAGGACGGGAAGCACGCGGACATGGCCAGTAAAATGTGGTTTGACTTTGCCAGTCAGCTTAAGTATCTGGAAATCCCAAACGACGAGTATTTGACGGAGCAGTTATCGACCAGGCGAAAAGAAACCCATTCCGGCGGTCTGCTGAAGGTTGAGAGCAAGGACAGCTACAAAGCCGAGTATGGACAGAGCCCGGACCTTGCCGACGCTACTATCCTGGCCTTCACCGGCGGCTCCGAGTCGAAGAAGGTCTGGCCAGCCTTCCATCCGTGGAACGACAAGCAGGTCCGGGACTTCAAAATCAACTGGAAGCAGCTGCTGAAGAGAAACGCCCAGGTTTATATCACGCTCTACCAGGAGAAGGACATGACCACCAATGCCCTGGCCTGCCTCTGGGACGGACAAGACGGGAAGCTCTACATCTTCAACGAGGTTGTGAGCCCAAACCCCAGGCCGGAGAACATTGTTCCGAGACTTCAGGCGGCCATGTTTCAGCAGTTCAGGGATCACGGCATTTCCCTGAAGCTGAATAAATTTCTCTGGTATGCCAACCAGGAAATGTTTGGCCTGACCGAGAAAGCCAGGTCAATGGCCGGCATGAGGGACGGCAGCGCGATGGCCTTTGAACAGTCGGAATACGGGCTATTCCTTCAGCCCAATCTCATGCTGGACCTACCAGGAGCCCAGACAGTAGCTGCCAGCATGATTGCCAGCAACATGATTGTCGTTCATTCATCCTGCCAGGAAACCATCAGACAGTTTCAGGACTGGGCCATCGAGAACGGAAAGGCCACGGACGACAGTTGCGGACTATGCCTAGCCCTCTGCAACATCGTCAGCCTGCTGCATCAATGGGGAAGGACGGGAAAGTTTCTACCGAAGCTGGCGCCCTATTCAAAGGCCAAAGAATACAGCCTGGAGCAAATAAACCAGGCCGACAAAGAAGGCTACCTGGCCCAGCTTGAAGCCAGGAAAGCTGGAATGATTTTACCTTCAAAGCCCAGGTCCGGCCTGGACCCGGTAAATCTATAAAAACAGTAAAATTGACATTATTGCCGCGTTAAAGTAGATTATGGGTTAAAGGCATGGCCGCAGGGCTCAATAACGGGCCCCGGTTCAAATCAAAATAAAGGGCGGGTGAAGCCCAGGAGGCTTCACTACGCCCTATTTTCATATATGGACGCCCAGGAGTTCTTCAATCGCCCGTTAATCGAAATCCGGTGCATCAACATCGGAGCCGAGGGGAAGCGTTGCATGAGCTTCCTGGGTGACATGGTTCACGGCGTTCACACAGTTCAAAATTTCAAATGCCCTTCATGCCGCGTCGAGTGGCTGGTTGAAAAAGACAAGACCGACGCAGTTGTTTTTCGCAGAGTCCCGCGATCCACCAAAAAGAGTTATCGCAAAGACACGGGGTTGAGGATGGAGCTGCCAATACAGCAAAGTCTGGCCCCGTCAATGGCAGGAGCCTGACATGGAAAACGCCCTGGCTGCCAACGAGCTTGAAGGTTCTGACATAATCGAGCAGCAGCCCGGCGCCCCCGCGAGGCCGGACATGACGGCGCGCGCCATCCAGCAGGAATTTGAAAGCGCCGTTCAATACGACTACAACAACAGGCAGCGGAACCAGGACAACTGGCGCAATTACGGCGGCCTGGAATTTGGCCAGTATGGCCCGGCCCAGCTGGCGCAGCTCCTGGCCGAAGGCCGCATCCCCGACACCTACAACATCACCAGGCAGAAGGTTGATAGTCTGGCCGGCGCCATCCTAAAAAATCCTTTCGACATGGATTTCCTGGCCGTGGAGCCCGGAGAAGCCGAGTTGACCCAGGCCGTGAAGCAGGCTGCCCTCTCCGACAAAGAGCTGATGGACTGGGAGGTGTCATACACCGACCTGGTTATTGCCGGCCTGATTTACGAAGGCGTAGAAGAAATGTATATCGACCAGCGCAATCACCCGCTGGGAAATATTGCATGGAGAACGGCGCTGCCGGGCCAGGTTGTTTTTGACCCCAACTGGAAAACGTCTTCCGGGAAAGACTGCCAGAAAGCCTGGAAGATTTCATACCTGACGGCGGAGAAGATACTCCAGCTCTGGCCCAAGCTCGACCCTCTGGTGCGGCAGTATGTTCTCCAGAACCGGGCCCTGGGCTCCGACTTCGACCCTCTCTCCAAAGGCGTCACTCCAAACTTCGACGTTCTCCAGGAGTCTGGCATCAACGAAAAATTCCGCGTCATCCAGTTCTATGAAATGGTGCGGGAAAAGGTCTGGGAAGAATACGACGCCATGACCGGAATGGTTTTGCCGGCAACGGACGACGTGGCTTTCAAGAAGGCCTGGCTGGACGCGCGAAATCCGAAATGGGAACCGGATAAAATTTTGCAGCGCCAAGTAGAGAAGCTGGTCCAATACTGCACAGTCATCATTCCGCAGATTGCGCCTGACGTGATTATCGAGCGCAAGGCGACGGCCATCCAAGTAGGCCGGCTCCAGTTTTTCCCATGGTCCGCAGCCAGGATTAACGGCGTTCCCAGCGGCATCATCGACCTTATCAAAGATATTCAGCGAAACATCAATCATCGGGAAATGCTTATTTCCTACATCATCCAGACCAGCGCCCAGGGCGGCGAGGTCATGGACCCCATGCTTTTCGGGAACGACCAGACCCAGATTGATGATTACATCGCTACCCGGAACCAGCCGAACAGGACTTTCATTTCAGCCCCCGGAGCCATTGGCCGCAATCTCATGCCGCAGAAGCTCCGAAAGGCGGAGTTTCCGAATGATATTCAGGCGCAGCTGGTCCGTATGTGGGATTACGCCGACCGCATCAGCAAGAGCCCGGCGGCCTACGACGCGCGGACGGAAGCCAGCGGAGAAAGCGGATACCTTTTTGCCCAGAAGGTCCGGCAGGCCGAACAGCAGCAGTATGTTCTTTTCGCAGGCCTGAAGCGCCACCTTAACGAGAAGGGCGAGGCGTATCTGGAGCAGGCCAAGCGCCAGTATTCCGTCGGAGGCTGGCAGCGCGACTTCCTGGTCCCCAGCGATGGCAACAAAACCATCAGCCTGAATGAAAAGGTTGAGGTCAACGGCCAGACCTACATCAAAGCCGATATTTCACAGTTGCCGCGCCATAAAGTCGTGGTATCTGAAAGCCCTTCAGGCCTGACCAATCGGCTGATTTCCAGGGCCGTGGCCGCCGAGGTTATGGCGACGATACCCCCGGAGAACATCGGAACCCGAACAGTTCTAACCGGGACCATCGTGAACAGCATCGACACCTTCAGCGCCGACGACAAAGAACGGCTCAAAAAGTTCCGCAAACTGGAGGAAGAGCAGGCCCTGGAAACGCTGAAATTCGGCATCCAGAACCTGAAGCTCCAGCAGTTGAACGTGGAAATGCAAATCAAAACCCTGGAGCAGCAGAAGAACCAGCCCCAGGCGCCTATTGGAATGGGCGCGCCTTCAGCGGCTCCGGCGCCTCAAATGCCGCCCCTGGGAGCAAACGCGGCCATGCAGGCGCAAGGTGCCGGGCAGCCGGCCCAGGGCAGCCTGCCGGCGCCTACCGAAGAAGAATTAATGCAGGCTCTTTCCGGGGCCGGCGAGGGCCAGGCAGCTCCTGAAGCTGCTGGCGGCTCCAGCGCCATACCCAGAGTCTGAAAGGAGCGAATATGGCCGACATGATGACCGCAGGGAAGGAAGCCGGAGTCGTCCGAATGAAGGGCGAAAAACTGAATAATCTGAAACCCGTGGGCCCGGCGATAAAGCAGGGCACCTACGACCCAAATCTCACTTACGTAGTGGTCCTGGACGCGCAAGGCGTTCCCCAGGAAGCGAAACCGGCAGGTCCCGGCTACCAGGAAGGCGGACCCGTTGAAACTGAAGAACCTGGCGAGGCGATGGAAGCGCCCGAAGGAGAAGACATGGAAAAGACAGGAGCTTTCGACAGCTACGTCGAGGCTGGCGTAAAACAGGACCTGGTGGACAGGGGAAATGACCTGGCCAACCGCATCCAGGAGATCGCCGGCAGCTCTGACCCTTCCGCCAAAGAGCAGTTTCTCCAGGAGGCGAAGGACTTTGTTTCTTCCGTCGAAGCCACCAGGGAAGAGGCCATGCAGGCCGGCGACCCGGAGCTTATGCGCGCCCTGAAGGAAATGCTGGGCGACGCCAGGGACCTGGTAGTGAGCATCGAAAATATCCTGGCCGAAGCCGAGAACAGCGCGGACTACGAAAACCGCCCTGACCAGGTTATCGGCCCGGAAGCAATGAACACCGAAGAAGTGGTTGTCTGACGCGGACCACCCCCGCAAAGACGCCAAATCAATAAACTGGCCGACGCGGATTACCCCCGCAGAGCCGCAAAGGGAGGATAGTAATGCCTACAAGTGAAGCCCAAGTTGATGAAGGGCAAGTCAAATCGGCAATCGTTGAAGCCGACATCACCGGACTGGACGCGGACGCCATTTCAAAACGCATCGACGAAGATGATGCTTTTGCGAAGGCCTACGCCGAAGGCCGGATTGTTGACAAGGGTGCCAAGCCCAATGGCGACGCGGATGCAGGTTCAAAAGCCGGAGCCCCAGCGGCTCCAGCGGCCAGCGGCCAACCTGCCTCGACCCCCGCAAACCAGCCAGGCCAGGCGCCTGCCGCGAAACCGGACGCAGCGGCGGACACCGGAGAGAACAAGGTATTCACGATAAAAGCCGGCGAATTACCGGAAGGGTTCGACACACCTGGAAAGGTGTTTAAGAGCCTGAAGGAAAAGCAGGCCTATATCGACCGCGTTCAAGACCAGGTTAAGCAGCGCGACCACCGCATTACAGAGCTGGAGCAGCAGTTGAACAGGGAGAAGGAGGAGCGCCAGCGCGCGGCCACCGAAGCCCAGCAACGTGCATCAGCCGCCGGAGAAATTGACGACGCGAAGCTCTACGACCCCGACTTCATGAAGGAACAGCTGAAGAAAATTCAGCGCATGGACCAGATGGAGAAGGAGCTGGCGGAGTTGCGAACAGTCGTCAATCAGACCAAGCAGCAGGAACAGGACCGAGTTCGCATCAGCAGAGAGCTGGACGAGCTACGGGCCTTTCAGGCGCAGCACCCAGCCCTTCAGACCAAGAGGCCCATCGACGAGATTGACCGCGACTACGGGAAATTCGTTCAGGGCATCAAGGCCGTGACCGGCGCCACCAACGACGACGACGCCTTGAAATTCGTCAGCGTCTTTCTCCGTGACAAAGGAGAGGACGGCAACGTATTAAGGGCAGCGGCGGAAAAGGCCGGCGTTAAGGCACCGGAAGAACTGGAGCCCTATCTCCGCGTAATGATCATCCGGGAAGCGGCAGGAAATCACTTGTTAATCGACAGAGGCGCAAAACAGCCGAGGCACGCTACCCTTGACGAAGCCTTCAGAATGACGTATCCCGACCTTTACGTCCAGGCCGGGAGAGCCGCACCGCCGGCAGCGGACCCGCGAAAAGAACTCTCACCCGAAGAGAAGAAGGCGCAGGATAAAGAGCGCATCCGTCTTGAAGCTGAAAAGCTGAAAAGCGGAGAAGCGACCGAAATCCCGCCCGGAGCTTCAGGGAAGGGCGACAGCGTGGATGACCTGTCCGACGAGCAGATTGACGAGCTTTTCAGAATGACGCCTGACCAGCTCCGGGCGAACCCGTCCAAGAAGAAACTCCTGGACGCGGTTTACCAGAAAATAAATCTGCCGGCTTTGAACGTCAACGGCCAGAGGGACGCTCTACTCTAACCAAAAAACTCAACCAAACGAGGTTTTCTCATGGCATACGTTCCCGCCGCACCCCAGGGCCTCGACGCGATGAAGGCCGCCGCCCTGAAGGTCAAAGCCTACAACAAAACGCTCCGCACCGAGAGTATTCTCTACGACGTGTTTGAGAAGCTCTCCGGTGAAATCCGCACCGATCCCAAAGGCACGATGGTCCCCGAGGCCGTCTTCCTGAAGATGGATACGCCGCCCAAAGGCGCGCACTCCGTCACCATTCCGCTTCTCAAATCTCTGTCCGGCGCCCCGCAGATGGGCACCAGCGAAAACATGCTGGGCAGCGAAGAGAACCTGAAGCTCAAGCACCTGACCGTTTACTACAACGAGATCAAGAAAAGCGTTGCCAGTTTCGGCTGGGGTGTTGACTTCAATGACCTTTCCTACCTCGACGTTTACGGGCAGATTACGCCCCTCATGACGCGGTATTTCGCGGAACTCCGTGGACGCCGCATCCGGGAGGCGCTGCTTCTGACCTATGCGTCGGAGCTGACGAAGGACCCCATCAACCTTCATCAGATGTTTAACCCCAACATCTTCGTCACGAATACCGAGTTCGCCAACCAGCCGAAGTATGAACGCATCCAGACCGACACGGGTGACTATACCGACGCTGAAGGGCGGAGCGCGGCGACTGCCGAAGACGACGGCGTTTGGCCCCACAACCGCTACGGCGAAATCTCCGGCGCGGATTACAAAGGCCATTACACCGAGCCTGCCGGGAAAAACTATTTCGTCCAGAACATCTACGACGCGCTGGCTGCCGCCACGACCGGCACCGACCCCTTCGACGCGCCGGCGAAGATGAACCTGACAGTCGAAATGCTCCTGGCGCTGTCCAACTATGTCGAGGACGAGCTTTTGCTCGACCCTCTGATGATTGACGGGCAGCCGTCCTACATCTTCCTCATTCCCTCCACCACCGCCGTCTGGCTCTCCGGCTTTTCGACCACGAACAGCAAGCTGGGCGACATTTGGAAGGACGTGAGCGCGCTGTCCAAGAAGGAGCAGGATATTCCTGCCGTCCTGGGCCGTGTGAACAACCTGGTTCTGGTGAAGGACAGCAGGTATCCGACGCTGACAGTCGGCGGCACTTCCGTCACTCCGACCCTGACCCCTGGCTTCCTGGCCCCCGGACGCGCCGATGGCCGGAACAAGCGCGCCTACTCCGAAAGCACCAATAAGGTGTTCCAGGTAGGGTTCGTGCTGGGCAAAGGTGCCCTGGTGGAATGGGTTGCCAACGACCTGAAGTATGCCACGGAACAGACCGAATACGGCAAGTTCCAGGGCAAGGGCGCCTATCAGATGGCCGGCATCCAGCTGGTCAAGTTCGACGAAGACGCTCTCAATGCTTATGGGCCGGGCCAGTCCGACACGTCCTATCAGCAGAACAGCTCTTGCGTCGTCCTCATGACGACCCCGCAGCTTGTTACCCACACCTAATCGGTGAAGGAAAAGCGACTGGGCCTGGAGAAATCCAGGCCCAGTTTTTAACGACCATAAACCAAAAGGAAGGCAAAAAATGAAGCCTACAATCAACATCGGAAACAAAGAAACTACCCGCGAGAAGCAGGTCAAAATGCTTCTGGAACGCGGATACGACATCTTTGTTCTCCGGCTCCGCGTCATTACGGAGTATCCGCTTCCCATTCACGGGTTCGACGACATCAGGGTAGAAACCTACAAATCCCCCAATTCGATGGAGGTCAACTACCGCCTGAATATGCACCCTTGCAGCTACACCATGTTTGAGCCCAACGAAGAAGGCGTAGCAACGGCCTATGTCCCCGGCACCCGCCGCAATTTCGACGTGATTGCCACGCACTTCTATTCCAACCAATTCGTTCTCATGGAAATCCTGACGCCCGAGGGCACCATTCCGCAGGCCCAGGCCATCGCCAGGGTGAAAGAGCGCGCGGACTACCTGGGCATCAAGCCGGCGCGCGACAACAGCGCCTTCCAGCGCCACCTGGACAGCCTGAAGACCAAAGGCGCAGAGAAACCGCCTATCCAGGCCCAGGTCAAACCGGCGGCCCCGCAGGAGCCTTCAGCGATCTCTGATGGAGCGCCTGCCAAAGAGCCCCAGCTGCCCACGGGCGCCATTCCCAATACAATTGACGAAGCCGAGGAAATGGCTGAAAACCAGGTCATGACCAAGTATGCGGCCTTAATCGACTTCATGAAGAAGAAGAGCCCCCAGGGCTACAAGGGCCTGGCCGAATACAAGCAGGTCATCAAACCTGAAATTGAGCAAATAAAGGCCGAGCTGATGAAGCTGGCCGGCCTGGGCGCAGAGAAGCCCCCGGTGGAAGAGCCGGAAGGTGAAGAAGCCCTGGTGAAATAATGGAGAAAACCCCGTGTCAACACAAACAGTCGTCGATGAAATCAAACTGAAGGCGCCTGGCTGGGCGAGGGATGGCTCTTCAGCCATCCTTCAGAAGCTGGACCAATGCCAAAAGTTCATGTTTTCAAAGGCCTGCAACCAGACAGTCCGCATCGACGGCACCACGGGGAAGCACCCCTACCTGGTCACAACGGAAAATCAGTATGAGTATGAGCTGGCCGATATTTCAATGACCATCGACGGCATCCCCAGGACAATTCGCATGGCGAGGGCCCTGGAGATTTACATTCCAAATGGAGCCGTCAGCGAATACCAGACGCTCATGCTGGACCCGTTGCGGCCAGGGTTTGAGGGTGTAGGAGAGGTCCGGCCCGACCGCATCATCCTGAATTGCACCCTCATTCCGGCCACCGAAAGCAACAAGGCAAAGGTGGTTTTTTCCACAAACCCTGGCAGCTACGCAACCAGATACCGAATGAAGGTTCTGCTGGAGCCGTTGCGCCTTACCGAAGACACCATTCCGCTGATGGTGGAGGAGCAATGGGAGCCGGACCTGATTGAAGGTGTCCTGGCTTTGATTGAACGAGCCGATTATGGCCGCAGCGACCGCTGGACGGCCTTTGCAAACGACGCCTGCATCCGGTTCTGGGCCCAGGGCAACGAAGCCAACCACGAAGGGAAGCAGAGAAACACGCCGCCGAGGCTTCTCTAATGAGCCAAAGAGAACTGGCTTTTCCCAGGACACTTCAGAGCAGCACCCGCCAGGTGCGGCTCCAGCAAAATGTTTTCTCCGGCATGAATGAGGATGACCCGGCGTCTTTGATAGGCGCCGCAGAGGTTGTCCGCCTGGTGAACCTGGTGGCCTACGGCAGCTATGCCGAAAGCAGGACCGGCAGTCAGAAGCTCTCTTCAGTCCTGCTGCCGGCAAAGCACGATATCTACGAAGAAGAATTTGAGTTCACTTTCCGGGCCAGCAAAGCAGGAACGACAGTCACTTCATCCGTGACTGGAGACTTTGCCAATCTCAACGTAGGCGATTTTTTCAGGTGGAGTAGCGACGGGCTTCTGGACCAGGTGACTGAAATCGACGGCGACACCTTTGAGTCTCTTTTTTCTGAAACAAGAGCCGAAGAAGACAACTGCACCTGCATCGAGCAGCCTTTCGGAGCTTTCTACCACGACAAGGCGAAGGCCATCTACCTGCACCTGGGAAACACGCTCTATAAAATCAGCACCATCGACTTTGGAGCAGGATATTCAAGGGTTCTATTTGTCGGCTCTCTGGGAGCCGGCCTGGCCAGATCGCAGACCAGGTTCAGGCCCAGCGACGACGACGTTCTGGCCTTCAATGCCAACGGCATCTTCAGGATTATCCGAAACAAACCCTTCAATCACTACTTCAAAACCAACGCAGAAAATCCGAGCCTGCTGCTGGACGAGGTTGAAGAAACAAATCTCCTGACCTACGGGCGCCAGGCCATCTACTCTCTCTCCAGGATAGTAGGCGGAAACTTCAACGAAGGACGCCTGGGCACCGGCAGCGAATTGCTCCAGGAAAGCTCACCCTGCCAGCCCGATGAAACCACCAGGCGAGACACGGCGAAGGTATTTACGAGCCTTCCAGTAGGCCTGGGCAGCGAACTGAATTATAGGCTGACCAGCAAAGACGACAGCACCGACCATATTTCAAATAACGCGGCGACCTGGGAAGCCTATCTCAATACCCACGGCTTCAAGGTCCGTTTTAATTCCAAGACCGCCAACATCAGGCCGGACTTCACAGGCGTCACGACCATGTTTGAGGTTGCCGACAGATTGCAGCTGGCTCTCCGTGTTGAATATCCAAAGGCGACGGCGCGGTATTATGTTTCTGACGCCGGAAATCCGATTATCGAGTTTTCACCTGGCGAGGGCGGAACCATCGAAGAGCCGGACGCCAGCACCTATCCAAACGAGGCCGTGATTGCGCCGGACGCCGGCGACAACATGACCAATGTAGGCGCACTCCCGCAGCTTAACATCTTATGGATGAATTACACGGGGGAAACGCCGCACGCGGTTTTTACCAGCCAGGCAAAGGCTCCGGTGAATTATGGAGAGATGGCAGTCCCGGACGACGGGCGCCACTTCACGCACTTCACCCTCTGGACCACAGTTGATATTGGAGCTGCCGGCGTCGCCCTGAAGAACAAGACCGAGAAGCTGATATTCAACAAAGACGTTCCGATTATTCGCCCCTTTACGGCACTCTGGAGCGCGGACGCCGGCCAAATGTCTGGCGGACCATTCCACCAGGCCGACGTAGGAAGCAACTTCAGATTTTATGACGGCTCCGAAGGCCGCATGGACTACATCACCGCCACCTATGAAGGCGCGCCTTCCTACGAGGAAGAAGAAGATTACGCCCAGGCAGATACGGCCCCGACCTTGAACGTGTCCGGGCCTTGCGCTTTTGGAGCCCAGAAGATATCAAAGGCAAGCCAAAGCGGAAACATTATCGAGCTGGCAACAGGCTTCTACGACACCTACACTTTTTCCGACGACGACGCAGGAAAAATCATTTTCCTGGAAGACGGAACGCTCCGACATATCGTAAGAAAAATCAGCGACAATAAAGCCGAGGTCCAGGAAACAGGTGATTTCACAGACCTGGCAATCGGCTGGGATTACGAGAAGCAGGATGGCTCTTTCAATCCGCTTCCCAACCGCAGCGTCCGCGACAACGTGACCGATAAAATCCTGAAGCAGCGCGGCAGCGATGACGACTTTGTTCTCCAGACCAGGTATTACGAGCCTCTTCCCAGCAGCAGCATCGGAGAAATGGCGAACAACTTTGTTTTCGTTGCGCCGGACAACAGCACCATCCTTTATTACGGCGCCGTCCCTCTGGGAAAGAAGCACCGCCTGGGATACTATCACCCTGGCTGGCAGAAGGACGATAACACAGAAGACGTTATCACCTACATCAAGCGATACGCCGACCGGATTGTCTGTTTTTGCAGGCGCAGCACCTGGGCTTCCAGCATGGCTACCATCAACAGCATGGATACACCGGACATCGGTGAAAAGATATTCCTGCTGCCGCACATGGCCCTCCTGGACAATATCGGCCTGGTCCACACAGGCAGCTTGCAGGACATCGGTATTGGCCAGTCCGTGATGATAACCCATGAGCCGGCCATCCGGGCTTTCGACGGGCGCCAGTATGGCTCAAAGAACCTGGCCGCCGGCATCATGACCTACATCACCAACATCGCGCGCATTGTTTATACCAGCTACGACCCTTATGGTGGATACCTGATTTACTGCACCATGAAGGAAACGGAACACGCTGCCAACAAAATCACTCCGGCCAACGGACTCTGTTTTCATATCGACCTGGACGTGGCCAACGGCGCCGGCCAGGGCTGGGCCATTTACGGCGGCCCCAACATGGTAATGCCCATGCCTCTCACCGAAGGCCTACGGATTGAGAACGCGAAGGGCTATCTTGTTCAGGCCATCCTGGACCAGAAAACAGGAAAATGGTTTAACATAAGCACCTTTGACGGGCCCGAAGGCAGCGACATGGAAGAGGTCTGGGTTGACAGGGAAGGCGACTCCGATGAAGCCGAAATCCAGGGCCAGATAATTCTCCGGGAAGACAGGGCAAACCCGGAGAACGAGCAACTGGAATTTCTAACAGCTCACATCTATCTCCGTCCAACTTCAGACTCCGTTGACGGCGACGGCAACCCGACCTACCGGACTGGCCAAGCTGTTAATTGCCGGATTTATAACGATGGCCGCGTCATCTACACGGCCCAGACCCTGAATATTCCGATACCTGGCGACGTGTCCTTTGACCGGAAGAGCCAGGGCCCCCGCATCCAGACAGAGTTTATCCTGGCCGTCGGACAGGTTCAGATTGTCGGGATAGACCGCATTTATGCCTCCAGGGACAAGGCAGGGAACCAGGCTCTGACCAGCAGGTCCACCCAGGAACTTAACCAGCAGCGGGAATATGCCCAGCAGATACTCTGGCTGTCCCGTGGCCGGCAGCCCCTTCTTAACAGAAGCATCGGGAACGTAGCGACGGGCGACGGGCCCGAAAGCCAGGTCCAGGGACCGGACGGAGTAGCCGGCAGCGCCATGAGCTTTGACGGCGTAGTTGACCCGGTTATCGTCCCTACCTACCAGGCCCTGACTGGCGACATGACCATCCAGTTTGGCTTCCGGCTGCCGGAAACCCCAGAGGTTATTCCGCCTGTCCCACCGATCCCTGATGGCAGCGAATGGGAAGGCCTGGACTTCATCGGGAACGACACCACGAAAATTGTTCTTAATCGGACAGAAGCCAGGTTCGACTTTGTTGTCGGAAACGTCGCGCGCGCCTGGCTTAATCTGACTGATGGCTGGACCAACGTGGAGCCGGCCACAATGGCGCCGGCCACGGAAATGGCCATCTATTACGACCAGAACAGAGCCTGCTGGATATTCTGGATTGACGGAAACGTCGTCGGTGTCCTGGATGGAAACGTGCAGGTCACAAACTTCCGCGACGACCTGCCGGGCACCTACAACCCGGCTCTCTTTTCATGGATTGACACCATCAACTACCCAGGGAAAATGGCTTTTTTCACAATGACCACAGCAGACCCGCAGCCCAGGGCAACCGGATACATCGACGATACCGGATACCACGACGGAGCGCCAGCATGAACGAAACAATGAGCCTTCAGGCAATTCTTATGTATGCCCTCCAGGGCCTTCTTGGGCTCCTGGTGGCGCTTGCCATTTTTCTGATTAAGAAGATGGACGCGAAGATGGATACCTTTCAGACCAAAGAGGTCTGCAAGCTCCACCACGACGCCCACGACAAGGCGCATGGTATGGAAAAAGAAATGGTCAACGGGCAACTGAAAGGTATCCGGCACGACCTGACCAATGGGCTCAATGCCGTAAGGGGGAAATGATGGCCTTTTCTCCAGTCACCAACAGTGTTCTTTTTCCGTGTAAAATAAAGGCCGGAGAAACCCTTGTGGTTAAGGCTTTCATCAACGGAGAAGAGAAGGCTTCAACGGAAATGAAAGTAGGAACAGAAGGCGTCCCTTCAACTGGGCTTAAAATTGCCGGAAGCGTCACTCTTTACGAGGTATAATGACCAAAGTATTTGACGTTTATAAGCAGGGCGGACTCGGAACAAGTGCGGCACGCCCGTGGCTTATCAATACATTGGCTCCGGCCAGTCCCGGAGAGGACGCTTATTCGTCCGTGACCAACGAAGGCGTCAACGGAACGAAGGTTGAGAATTATCTTGGCTGGGCCTACGACCAATTCAGCCATTGGCACTCAATTTCTTCAGCCATTTATGCCAGGAAAACGAGCCTGTCTCTGACTAATCAATTCAGCGGACGCTTCTGCATCAAGCCAACGAATATCGGTGACGCATCAAACGTCCGTATTTTCCAGATGGCCGAAAGCGGAAGCTCGACAATTCACTTTGCCATAAAATGCGTGGACGCGGCAGGAACCTACACCATTCAAGGACAGGCGCGGGATAACGCTGACAACACGCTCAAGGATTTCGGTTCAGCCATCAGCCTGACTTTAAGCACATGGTATCAGATTATTTTCAGACACAAGCGGAATACGGCAAACGGGGCCGAGTTTGAGGTATGGAGCGAGGACGGACAAACACAGATAGGTTCAACGCAGACCTGTTCTTTTACGACGCACAACGGCGGAGATATTGTCGAATTAAGTATAGGTCAGATGGTATCGACAAGCTCATACAATGCCATGTTCTTCAGCCGCCTTGCAATCTGGGACGACTGGACGCTTCCGGCAAAGATGGCAGCCCAGGTCAATGTATGGCAGGGCACGACAACTTCATGGAACACGGCAGGAAACTGGAGCCTGGGCCGCGTTCCTATTTCAACCGACATCGTAGAGTTTTCAAGCGGCTCTCAAAACTGCACGATTGACGTTGCATCAGTAGCCAGAATGGTCCGGGCAACATCGGGATACTCTGGCAATTTCAGCTCTGGAGGATATTCTCTGACGCTGGACGGAGGCTTTGAATGGAAGGGCACCGGCTCCGTCACTCTCGATAATTCGACCATCACTTATGACTGGCTTAATGTCACATCTTCAGCCTCTGCTTTCAGCGTTGACGGAACAACCTTTATCCAGCAGTATGCCGGCACAACTTCTTTTGGAAAAACGCCTGACTCTTCCGGTAGAATGACTGCATGGACAATCGGAAGCGGCTGCTATGTCAGAACAGCAGGCGGCCAGCTTTTCAGGAACGACGGAGCAACAAGCATCACGCTGGGAAACTCAAACACAGTCCTTCACCTGACCGCAGGAACAATCACCTGCTACAATTCCGGCACAACCACCCCAATCGTGGATAATGGCGGAACTATCAAGGCAACGACAGGAAACCCTTTTGATTTCAAGCCGCAAACAGCGGGAAGTATTGTGACTCTTCCGAAATTCACGTCGGGAGGTAATTTACTTGTCAATGCCTACGGCGTAAATGGCCAATCCTGCACTTATTATTTAGGGGCTGACATAGCCTGCCGCCAGGTTCTATTCTCATGCCAGGCAGCAAATACCACGATTGTCGTAAATACCAACGACAAAACCATTACCCTGGCCGGATCGTCAGGGCAGCTCCAGTTTACTATTCCATCGGGCGCATATTCTGGCTGTTCGATAACGGCTAATTTTGGCTCATCAGTAATTGACATAGCCAATATTATCACCACCTGCCTGCACGCCACAAGCTCCATCACATTAAACTACCAGACATCTACTGGAACGCGGACAGCAGCGGAAAGTCTGACTGTTTCAACCGGAACCCTGAACGTCTATTTCGACTCCGCCCAAATATCCCATGCCGCGAACCTGACCATAGGCGCATCAACGAATGTTTATAATACGGCTGCCAAAATCACCTTCACGGCAGCGGCGACTTTTGCCACCAACGGAAAGAGCCTGCCACATACTGTTTTGAACGCTTCCGGCGCCATAATTGCCGTGACCGGGAGCGCAACCCTGGCCAGACTTGAAATTAAACCAGGGACGCAGATTACCACGGACGCCTCTGGAACGCTGACCATTTCGGCCTATACCTCTGGCGATTGGGATGGAACGGCAGGAAGTAATACGATTATCAGGTCCTCTAGCGCGGGAACGAAAAGTAATTGGACTGTTCCTGCTGGCATTTCAACACAGTATATTAATGTCCAAGACAATGCTGCAAGCAACCAGGTTGTTGACGCCAACGGAACATTGAGCAATACAACGAATTGGGTGACATCAGCATTTTCACCTGCCTGGGCGGCAAAGGCCAACAGGTCGATGGTAGAAACCCCAGTATTCGGAGGCGTCTTATGAGAAAAAACGTAGCCAGTCAATATATATCCGCAGTCCTCATAAACAAAACAGATGGAAGCCCGGTGACTTCCGGGACCACCAATGTTTTTATTTCAAAGGACGGGGCCGCGCAGGCGGCAGGCGGAAATACCACGGCCACCCACAAGGGCAATGGAGAATGGGAATACGCCTGCACCCAGGCCGACACCAACGCAAATCACCTTGTCTTTACTTTTGTTAATTCAAGCGCCATCAATGCTGTGATAAATGTCGAGGCAACGGCGGCAGACCCAGCGGACGCGGTTCGCCTAGGCCTTTCTGCCCTTCCAAATGCAGCGGCGGAAGCTGCCGGAGGACTTTTCACGCGAGGAACCGGCGCCGGCCAGATTAACCAGCCAGCAAACGGACGCATTGACGCAAACATTGTTGCCCTGGCCAACGACGTTATTACGGCAGCTTCTATCCAGGCGGCGGCCCTGACTGCTGCAAAATTCGGGACCGGAGCCATAACCCATTCCGTCCTGGCTGACGGCGCCATATCCATTCAGAAACTGGCGACCGACTTGAGAACCGAAATCGAGCGCATTGTCGAAATCTGGAATATCGCAAATAACATCAAATTCAAGACCGAGACAATCTATCAGTCCGGCGCATTAAGCGATTTTGCCAGCGCCGGAGGCTATGACTACCATACCTACACCGCCGACAATCTCTACAAGTTTTTCGGCGTAAAAGCAGGCGATACTCTCCAGATTGATGTAAACGGAATGGGCTATGCCCCATTTTACATTGATGCAGTCTCAGCTGATTTCTCCGCTGTTTCAATCAGAACAGCCACAGGCTTTGGAAACCACAACGGAGAGCTGGCAGTATCCTACGGAACCGGACAAGGCCAGAAGGTTGAGGTCAATGTCGTGGCCCAGGAAAACATCGACTTTGGCGCACTCCAGAAGGCTTCTCTGGATGCAGCCGAGCCCACAGTCGAATTGTCGGCGGCAGCCCTGGCAGCCGTCCAGGTCCAGGCCACGGCGGCCCTTAACGCCTACGACAGCGCCAACGGCGTAGCCAGGCAAAGCAGCGTAGATAGCATCCAGAACAACACCAATTTCGTCGCCAGCATCCCAGAGTATATGCTCATTCCGGGCAGCTCCTTCAATGTTTACAAGGTCCGCGTCAACATCTACGACGAAGCTGGCCAGATGGAGGACCCGGACAGCAACGACCTAGGCCTTAAACTTGAAGTGGCCATCGGAGCCACAGACAAGAACGCCCTTCTTTTCAAGGACGACGCCTGCACCACGGCCCTGGACAGCTCCGGCATCAGCGGCCACAAGAAGCTGGAGCGCGCGGACGCCGGCGTTTATTTCTGCTACATCAAAGTAGCTTCAACCGAAAGCGTGGCGCAGTTCATGTATGGCTTTGCTTTCGACGAAAACGCACTCCGGCGCTACTTCAGCCGGACCAACCTGGTCCTGACCGAAGAACCCGGAACGACAACCCTGGCCGACAATACCACCAATGCCGACATCGTGGCGAAGGCTCTCAAGACCCGCGACGTATCAGCTACGCCGGCAGTCACCGGAAGCATCGAGGACGACCTTCTGGACCGCTTTGACGATGTTGACGCGGCCCAGGCAACGGCAGACGGGAAGCTCGATACAGCACTCCTGGGTATCAGCGACGCAAACAGCAGCCTGGCAACCATTGACGGGAAAATTGATAACGTCCTGACGCTGGACCAGGCCATATTTGAAAGCATTATTCCGAACTACTACGTCGCAGTAGGCGGCTCTTCCGGGAACGACGGAAAGACCTGGGCCACGGCAAAGGATACCATCGCAAACGGCCTGGCCCTCCTGACGACCAAGAAAGGTATTCTCCATGTAGGCGAGAACACCTGGCAGGAAGATATCACAATTCCTGAAGGCGTCACGGTCCGAGGATACGGCGACTGCTACATCAGAGGTCTGGCCAGCGGCTCTACCCAGGCGACAGTCGTTATGTCGGACAATTCAACCCTGGAAAGGTGTGTCACCGGAAAACAGAGCCTGGCCAGCGGCGACACTTACGTCGTCAAAATGGCGAAGGGGTGCAGGCTCATTCATGCCGGGCACGCAGCTTTCGGTTTCAATGAAATTGGACTCACTTCTTACGTCTATGTCGAAAATGGCTTTGTTGACATCATCGACTGTTTCCTTTCCGGGAACGCCGGAGCGCCAACCCCCATCACAGTCATCGCCGGCATCCTGGCCAATTCTCATATCCGGCACAATGTTCTTCAGACAGCGGCTGCTGACGTTATCAGTATCACCGGCAGCACAACTGGCGATCTGGACTTCATCGACATCACGGACAACTCCTTCATGGGCGGCGCCGGATATTATTGTGTCCGCCTGGCGACCGGCTCTCTTTCTCCTGGCCGCCTGACCATTTCCAATAACCGCTGGCGCGGACTCTCCGGCTTCTGGACCGGAGGCAACAACGTCGTCGCGGCAGAGAACGTCCACAGCGAAGAACGGGACGCCGTTGAAATCTGGGTTGATAAGAGCATCACGACATCGGGCAACGGATTGAGCCAGGCCACAGCCTTCAAAACCATCGCAGAGGCCACGGCCTACTTCACGGCCAACAAGAACAAGGGCACCATCTTCCTGGTATCCAATGACGTTGATTACCAGGAAAACGTCAGCCTGCCTGCCGGCGTCACCCTCCAGGGTGTTTGCTCCGGCTCTTCAACCAGGGCGAAGATTGCAGGAACCTTTGTTTCAGAGGCAACCCCCATTATTACAATGGGCTCCACCAGCCGGATTAAGAATATTCGGCTTCACAAGCTCTTTGCGGACCACATCACCAACGTCATCGCCTTTTCTTCCGGGTGCGAAATCGAGGATTGTTCTTTCGGCGGAGCAGCCGTCCTGGGCAGCTTTGACCGATGGGTGATGATGGATTACGTCTATCACGGGCGCATCCATCACAACCTATTTGAAGGCATTTATGAGACAACCCAGTTCTGCAACAACGCCATCTATGCCGACGACTGCCTGGGTGTTTTCATCGAGAACAACCTTTTCTGGAAATTCAAAGAAGACGCACTCGATTTCACGGACGCCGGCGTCAATGGCCTGGTTATCCGCAACAACTCATTCATAGAGATTGCAACAGGAAAGGCCGGCATCAAAGTCGAGGCAAACAGCGGCCATCATATTTCCGGGAACACCGGCAACGGGCCGGGCGTCATTGTCCTGGAAACCGGAGCCGGAACCGGCTTTGCCAACGACATCGTTGAGAACGGCGATAACACGACCGACTTGCGCCAGTTCTTCACGAACAAGCAGGAGCTTATTTTTGAGGACCCGGACTGGTATTTTGTAGTCTGGAACGAAGCTGAAACCGCCTACCTGCTGAAGCACAAGGTAGAGAAATACGGCGGAGGCGGCATCGAAGGAAGCATCATCGGAAGCCTGACGCCTAGCATCAGACACAAGAACGAGGCATAAATGAATTTCATCGTCGCAAAAGGCCTGGGCGGCGGCCTCATGGTGACTGGCGGCTGGGGAGGAGAGGTCCCAGCTGGCGGAGGCTGCATTATCAAATCCAGCGTCGGAGGACTGAAGATATTTGTCCGGCGCCAGGGTTCTTCAGTTATTCTCCTGTTCTGGGACGGGCACAACAGCGTCGTTGCAAATCTTCCGGTGACAGCGGAGCAGCTGGCTGGCAACGACTGGATGATTATAAAGGTCAACAGGTCTGGCAACAACTTAATCGTCACCCTGGACAAGAACGAGCCCGTGACAGTTGCCCTGGGAAGCCTGGTGACTTATTCCGGCAATTTCATTTTCATGGACGGCGCGGAAGGCTACTTGTTTGACCCGCGCGTTATCCCCAGGTCCGTGTCGAAAGTTGCGTCGGACTACTACTACGACGACATCTACGAAAACCAGGGCAAGGCCCTACTTCCGAACAGGTAGCCAATGCCGCAGAGAAGCGAAAAAACATCACGACTCGATGAAATCCCGCTGGACGGCGATGAAAGAACCTTCAGGATGGCCGTTCAGCGCATCTTCGACCAAATCTGGAACCGGCTGAACAACCTGGAGAGCAGGCTGGACAGCATAGAACAAGGGGAATGACATGGAAAGCAAACCCGTTGCCTGGGCAAACACCCTGCCTCTTCCGTTAAGGGGAGGCCCGAAGAGCGAAACCCAGCGCCTACTCCGAGAAGGCCGGTTAAACGAGCCAAATGAAGCCGTCATCATCATCGCAAATGGACGTGGCCTTCCCGTGGACATGGCCGCAGACAAGCTCAAGTGCGCGCACTCAAAAGAGTGCGGAGGCCGGATTGAAATGTGCAAGGGCGGAGAGGTAATGAAGCACTACTGCAAGGGTGGCAAGGTAGAGCTGAATATGGGCGGCGAGGTCCGGGAAGGATATATGGGCGGAGGCAACGTCCATTCCCAGAAATTCGACAGGTGTGTTGAAAAGCTGAAATCCGAAGGCTCTCCGGCGCCGGCTCCTATCTGTATGAAAAGCATCGGATACACGGGCAGCGTCAACGCCGGACACCGGAGGAAACCAGGATACCAGGAAGGCGGGACGACCGAGCCCGAAACGAAATTCGACAACCTTTTCGGCGGCGGAACCGGGCAGAGTGACCCGAATGTCATCCAGTCCGATAAGGTGGTGAACACCAAGAAATTCGACGACCACGAAGGCGAGTTTTACGCCAGCGCGCCCCTAACTCAAATCCTGGGCGGAGGCAAAGCCGTCGAAAACATACTTCTGAATGAAGCCAGAAAAATCATCCGGTCCAAAATTAGCCCGGATAAAAACGCCATGCCTATTATGAACAAGGGCGACCAGAACATAGCCAAGAGCCCAGGGCAGCTTCCCAGACCAGGCTTTCAGACCGGCGGCATCACTTTGCCGGACGAGCCCGAACAGCTCCAGCGCGAAGACGCCGGCGGAATATCTTTTGAGCCGGTTGCCGGAACAGGTGGAGGCGGTCTTCCGCCCCAACTCCAGCAGGCACCGAACCAGATGGAGAGCATGGACTACACCAAACCCAGGCTCACCCAGGACAATGAAGGCACCATCGACTTGAGCAAGGCGCCAGGCAGTCAGCTGGTAGCAGACGCCGCAGGCATCCAGGTCCCGGCTCCGGCACAGGCCCAGCCTGCAATTTCAACGCCTGCCGCAGCTCCAGCTCCGGCTCCAGTAAGTTTCAGCATCCCGAAAGCGGAATCAGATAAAGCGGCCCTGGACGCTGCCAGAGCAGCTGGCTTTGAAAGCCTGGCCGACTACCAGGAAGCCCAGACCACGGGCGCTACCCCGCAGCAATTCTATGCTGCCAGGACCGTGACACCGCAGGCTAATGCAGCCATCAATCTGATGAAAGGCCGGCGCACGCTGACAGCCCAGGAACTCAATTTCATCAAAACCGCGAACCCGGCCCAGCTGGCGGATTTCCTTTTGAACGAAGGCGCCATCAGCCAGGACCAGGCCGCCAAGACGAAAACCGCCTACTATACCGCCAACCCGACAGCTCCAGGCGCAGAGGCCTACCAGGCCGGAGCAGCCGGAGCAGTCCCGAAAACCCGCTGGGACGCCCAGGTAGAAGCCGGGCTCCGTATGCTCCAGGACTACGCTGCCGGAAAGAACCCGGTGATGGACGGCATCATCAACGAAACCATGCAGCAATTCGGAAGCGACACCGCTGCCGGCATGGAAGCCCTGAAGATGGACCTGGCGCGCCAGGGCATCACGGGCCCGGCTGCCAACGCCATCCTGGCCAGCTACGACCGCAATTCCAGGATTGAAGAGAACAAGCTCCGAGGTGATTTCGCCCAGAAGGTTATGGACGAAGCCAGGCTGGCCAGCAAAGAGCTGCTGACGACTTCGATGGCCCAACAGAGCGCGGAACGGAACATGATGATTGAGGCCGAAGGCCGGCAGTATTCCAGGAACCAGGCTGAAGAGCAGAGACAGCGCACCGCAGACGAGAAGGCTTTTCAGGTTGCTCTCGACGCCGGCGATGTGAAGACGGCTGCCAGCCTCTACAAGAAGCTCTACGGCATTGACCTTGATACCACAACCCTGACGACGAAACAGCAGTCCAGCGACGTTGCCGCCGGCACCAGGGACCTGCTGGCCGCTTTCAAGCTCGACGCCAACATGGATTATGATAGCCAGCAGGGCCAGCTCTATATGAAGCCGGCTCTCCAGAAAATCTGGAACAGCCAGCATCCAGGCGTCCCGATGGACGAGGCCTGGGCCCGGAACTTTGCTTCAGATTTCAGGACCAAGAACAGCGACGTTTACCGGCTCATGAACCGCTACACGGACAGCGAAATATCAACCCTTTTCTTTGGCTCGCAGCCAGCTGAAATGGCCAATTTCGTCAACCCGTTCATGGACCAGAACGATCCCAATGCGAAGGGAGCCGCAGGCTTCAGAAATTACCTGGTCACAATGTCGAGCCCGTCTTATGCGGCGATTACCTGGACGACAGACGCCGATGGCAACCGCGTTCCAAACGTGGACATCACGAAGGTTCTCCAGTATATGCCCAAGATTTCAGCGCATGGCACGCCGTCAGAAGAGCCTGCCGTCGGAAAGACAGTCGAACTCCTGGGCGACAACTACCGCATCTATTCAGCAGGAACGCAGGCTGGAACCTTCATGGCCATAGGCGCCGACGAAAAGACCTACACCATGAAGAAGAACAACGACGGCAGCTGGAGCGCAATTGAGGCGATGGCCACGGGAACCGGAACGACCGGAGAAGGCCTGGCCAAATACGCCGTAGATACCAGCGGCAACGTCATGGCCACCACGGAAGGCGACAACACCAACAGGCCCGTGACCTGGAACGGAAACGTCGTAAAAGTCACCATCGACGGGAAGAGCCAGTATGTCTTTAAGACAGATACCGGCTATAAAACCCAGGACGGAACCGAAGTAAAAATCGACAGCACCGGGAAAGCCACTCCGATAATCCCCATGAAAGTAGGCGGAAACTTTGCCAAGCCCGATGGTTCAGCGATAACCACCACAACCGGGCAGAGCATTAAGGTTCAGTCGATAGCACAGGATGGAACAGCCTACGGCGTCGTAGATGGAAATCTGTATAAGCTCTCGAAAGGAGCTGATACGGCAATCCAAATGACTCCGAACACGATAAAAGGAGCCGATATTGCGGCCCTGGCTGGAAGCCCGGAAACCCTGAAGGCCGTAGCCGCCCTTGATGCAGAAGGAAAAATATTCACGAACTACATGGAACAAGCAGTAGGGGCCTACGGAACTCCAGATGCCACTATACTAAAAGCATTTGTTGACAATGGAAGCACATCGGCAATCAGCTACATCATTGAAAAGCTAAAAACAGGAAACTATAAGGATTATTACAGTAATCCAAAAATAGCAACCGCATTGTCGAACATTTCTAAAACACCACCAGCCAGCGTAAGTGGTGCGAGATACCTCATTGACCAGGCCTCAATGAGTGCAACTTTTAATCCTGGAAATGTCATATCCATAGATGGCACCTACTACTACTCCAAGACTGCCGGAGCGAGGAAAGAAGGCACAGGGACAGCTTTCGGCGGCCACCAGGTTTATGAATATCCGTTTACATTTGTCAATATGGCGACTGGCGAAGAAACTATCAGAACCATTTATAGCACATAACGGAGGAGCAAATGGCAACTTTCGACATCAATCTCCCGCCGACAAAGCCGTTCTCTTTTGAAGAGACTTTCGGCTACAAACCAGAAGAATTGCAAAGCCAATTCACTCCTGGCCAGTCGTTATTCATGGCGGCCCCCAGGCCGTTGAGCCTGGGCCTTTCATCGGAGCGCGCGATGGACTTTGGAACAACGACACCGAGGCCCAGCGTCATCGAAGCGGCACCGCCATCGCTCACCCAGGAAATGCTGGAGCGTGGCGGAAGCAGGAACATTGCAAGCCCCCAGTTTCAGCCCAGCATGGACAATACTGGCGCAGGTATGCAGCAGAGCCCAGGAGCCCTGGAGAATGTAGCAGCGGCAGCCAATATCGCAGGCGGAGCAGCTACGGCAGCGAAGGCGGCAGGCCTTATCGGAACCGGCGCAGCGGCAGCTACCACGGGCATCCTGGCAACAGCCGGCGCCGTAGTCCCCATTGTCGGAGCCGTGGCCGGCCTTATTGGCCTGGGTGTCCAATGGTATTACGCCAGCAAACAGCGGAAGGCTGAAGAGGCCGCGCAAAAAAGAGCCGAACAATTCCAGGCCGAACAGGTAGCCGAAGAAAAGCGCCGCTGGGAATTAAACCGAAAGCTCACAGAGCGCCAGCTGGATGAAGCCGAGAGGGCGCAGCTGGTGGCCGAAGGCTCCGCCAGGCGGAAGGCTGACCTGGAAGAATACTCCACAAAAGAAGCGATCTCCATGAAGAAGGCCGACATCGCGGAGCAGAACCGCGTCAACGGCATCAACCAGGCCATCCAGCTTATCATGGGGACCATGAATTTGTTTAACTCCGAAGCTGGAAAGCAGCAGAACTACAATTTCTGGGAACGTCGCGCAGCGACCGCATAACAAGGAGCCGCCATGTTGCAATTACCCACCAACGTCGATATTCCGGCAGCGCCAAGGCCGGTGAACTATTCCGAATACGGGCAGACCGTCGGCTCCGCCATCGACAAGGGCGGGGCCCTGCTGGGCAACATCATCAGAGGCTTTCAGCAGGTTGAGGAAACCAAGAACAAGGAGCAGTTGAAGGCCGGCATCCTGTCCGAGCTTCAGCAGAAAGCTCCGCACGTCCTGAAATACATGAAGCCGAACCCGTCTTTTGAGGACGTGGCGCGCGGGGCCTACCAAATGACAATTACCGACGCCCTTTATGACCAGGCAAGGGCAGCCATCAAGCCGGACCCGACCACCGGCAAGCCGAGGAAAACCCTGGCGCCGAAAGAAACCATACAGCAGCTGGCCTTTGCCACGGACGACGCAGGCTTTCAGAAAATGGTGCAGGGCTTTGAACAGATGATTAAAGACCAGGACAAGGCCGGCATCGAGCAGTCAAACCTGGAAGCCTTGCGGAAAGGCGTCGCACAGCCCGGAACCCTGGAACAGAAGGCCGCAGCTGCAATTCAGGACACCGGCTTCACGGGCGAGGCTCCGGCACAGGGCATGGAAATGTTCAGAATGACCGGAACGAAGGAGGCGACCTACCTGGCCAACGAAGCTAAGAAGCTGGCAGCCCAGGCGAAGGCTGACGCTGAAGCAGCGAAACTGGAATACCGGCAAAAGGCCGACGAGCTGAAGAGGAGAGGCGACGCCGCGAAACTTGCCCTGGCCGCCAGGAAGGTGAAGGGCGACGAGATGAAGAACCGGAAGGACGCGGAGCAGGTCAATCTGGAGTATGCGAAGCAGGTTGAGGATATCAATCTGAACGTCGCAAAAATGGAACAGGCCGTGAAGGACGCGAACAAGCGCCGGCAGACCGCCCAGGCACTCATGAACCAGGCGAAGGCCAGTATGGGCAGCATCGAGGACCCGGAAGCCAAAAAGCTCTACGAGGGCAAGTTTGAGGCGGCTGCAAAGCTGGTCCAGGATATCGACGACGAAATTACCAGG